CCGGACGGTGCGAGGCTTCCTGGTGATCATCCTCGCTTGGGCACAATGACTAAATCAGCGCATGGGCGGCCCCTCCTGTGATCGGGTTCCAGTTCGTTCCGTTCGTGCGTATCCAGCCCCGCCGGGCACCTCTACACCCTACGCCCCTCGGGACACAGGGTCAAGCACTAGACCGGGCCTCACGTCCAGGCAACCGCCTTGCGCCATTTCTCGGGCACCCTGGACGGCCGAACCTGCTTACAGGTCCCGAGGTAGCCCATGGTTGCCGTGTTCGTGCATACGCTCGAAATGGAGCCTTCCAGGGCCGCCCCTCGCACGTCCACGGAATCACCCCGGCGGGTGTCCAAGTTGGCGCACAGGTAATCCCCGTTCGGCTCGCGATAGTAACGCACGCGCATTGCTACTCCCTCCGTGAAGTCATTTACCCTACCCCTCGATTATCCTACCCCGCCCTTTAGAGGGGAGGGTTATTTAAGGGGAGGGTTTGGCCTTGTGATTTCGTCCAGGATGCTCGGCGCTCGGGCGAATGCCTCTAGCGCCTGTGCATAGGTCCATTGATCGGAGTCTAGCGCCATTGTGCGACTCATTGGAACTTAGCTCCCCGCTTTTCGAGCGCTTCCAGGATATCACCCCATGATGCGACCGTGAAGTAATCCCGTTTCGGAGTCGTCACGTAACACAGGGTCAACCCGTAAGTGTCGCCCGTGTTACAGTAATCGATCGCGTAGTCCGGGCCGTTGTGCGGGCTGAACCCGTGGGGATCATCGATCGCGCTTTCCACGCCGCACGTGCCGAGGATGCGATCGCAGAATTCGAGCGCGAGCCGTACCCTGTGTGAGTTGTGATAGCCCCGCCACGAATAGGGCACGTCCAGGCGCGCCCACCTCAGATCCTTGGCTTGCAGGTCGCGCCATTCGTCGGCGTTCGCGCTTCCGGGGCCGTCCTTATCGAACAATTCGAGCACGGCCCGAATCAGTTTCGCATCGGTGCAATTGTCGGCGATGGTTTCCAGCGTTTTGACGGACGGAAGCATTTGATCACCCTCCCGCGCACCCGAGCACGACATAGAGCACGATCCACAGAATGAACCCGAGCACGGCGATCACTGGCGCACCCCCAACGCTTTGAAGGCCCCGAGGCGCGCGATCGAACCCGGCCCGTATTCCTTCACGGTGCTACGGTATTCGCTCGCGGTCGTGCTCATCGTGATCGCGTTCGCCAGCGGTCCCGGGTTGCCGTTGCCGTCGTTGCCGGCGTCCAGGCGCACGGCGACACAGGCACGGGTGATCACGCTTTCGAGCGCGTAGACGTATTCCCGCGCCCATTTCGGGGCATTCAGGATGCGCGCACCCTCGGGGCGGTTGAGCCCGTAGCGTTTCGCGGCGTATTCCAGATCGGTCGGTTGATCCACGGTATTACCTTTGTTGCAGTGCGGGCAATGGTCGCCACAAGGGCAATCCCATTGCTCGGGGTTGGCTTCGGGAGCGTTGACGGGACACCCGCACGCGGTCATTTGTCGACCGTGATTGAGCATGAAAGGTGCTCGTGCGTTTCGTAGAAGGGAAGCGCCTTGCGCCATCCTTCATCGGACACGGACGCGGGCGGTTTCCCTTCCTTGTCCGGCCCTTCGGATGATTCCACGTTGACGATCCCGACGAATTCCCGGGAGTGTCCAAGGCTTCCCTTGATCGTGCCCGTGAAGCGGAAAACGTAGACCATTACTTGAGCCTCCGAAGCGCCGCCGCGAGCCCCGGCCCCGCGTGCTTATCGAGCCAGTTACGCGCCAGTTCCAGCGCGGCCGGGTCGACGCCGATCCCACAGTGGGAAAGGGTCGCGTGGTCCGTCGCGAACAACGGATCATCGCCCGGGGTGTAATTCCATTTGCGGAGCCAACGCAAAAGCTCCTTTGCGGCCGGGGTCAACGCGACCCCTCGCGCCGGGTGTCGTGCCATGTACTCGCGCGCCATGGTCCACAGGCGGGGCGCTTCGGTTTCGATCGCCTTCCACGTGCGGTTGACCGCCAGCGTATCGAACGGCTCGCGCGGGTTCTCACGGAGCCGGATCCGGTCGCACACGTCCAGGATCGGATCCTCGTGCTCGGCGTACACTTCGCGGATCTTGTGCGTTTCCCACGGCCACGCGCCGACCACGGCCCCGCACCCGCCTTGCTTGAGATCCGAAAGGTGCCCCTCGATTGCTTCGATCGTGTCGTCGCCTTCGTACGCGCTCGCTTTGAGCGTGGACGCGAGCCAGCGCCCGAACCGGAGCGCCGACCCCGCGCCCGAGACCGCGCCCGCGCCGGGGTTCAGGTTGGAGCGGTAATCCTCGGCCGCGCGATCGATTGCCTGAAACGGATTCATTTCGAGTGCTCCTTAGTCCGCGCCGTTGTTGTCGTTGTAGGGGAGGGAATCGGCTTCCGGGTCCGGCTGAATCCACTTGGACACAACCCACGCCGAATCACCATCGATCGTGAGGATCCGTGCATCGCTACACAGGCTCGCAAGCTCCGTGCCGATATGCTCGGCGCCGATGAAACCCCAACAAGAATCTTCCTCGCCGGTCGTTTCATCCGTGATCGTGTAGCCGTAGCATTCGCCCTGCACCCAGTGATCGATCGTTTCGATCATGCTTTCGAGGTGCTGGCCTCGGGGGATCGGGTTGCCTTCCAGCTTGCCGACATACCACAGGATCCCATTGGGGCGGCGCTCCGTGGCGTGGAAGCGGTAGCCGTTGGAGCCGTGATCGTCCAGGCGCACGAATTCGGCATTTCCGGCACGGATTCGAGCCTGAACGCCGATCGGCACGTCCCCGATATCGCCCCACGAATCGGCCGAGCGAAAGTAATCATCCGCATTGGCCGCGATGATTCCGTTACCCGTGCGAATGCGGCACGTATCGAACAACCGCAATTCCCACTGACCCCAAGTCAACGGCCCGTCACAGTCCGGATCCTGTTCTACACGGACCCGCACGATCCGCTTATCCTCGGGGCGGTTCACTTGAGCACCATAACGCACGGCGCACCGTTGCCGGGGTAGTACACGAGCAACGCGGGGTTATCGATCGTGCGCACCCCGTTGCCGTGGTAGAGGGTGACCGTTTCCGGGTTGGGGTTGTGATAGAGCGCGATCGGCTCGCGCCCTTTCATGGACACGATCGGCCCCTCGGGGAGCTTGACCCCGCGCCGATCGTTCGGGTTGCTCGGGGAACGCGCGAGCACTCGCGAGACGTGCGCAACGACCGAATGCCGCTCGCCGCTTCGCATCATCCGGAGCGCCCACGAATAGATCCGATCTTCGCGGCCCAGGGTTTCGGGCTTGTATTCGAGCGCCAGCATTGATTTTCCTCCTACGGTTCAGGCGTTTGGTTTTGGGGTTTTGGTTCGCGAGCGCGTTAGTTCGCGATCGTCCAGGTGTTTTCGCCGATCTTGACGTGTTCCACCGTCCAGGTGGTTTCGCCCTTGCGGTTGTAGCCGTCATTGGACCCCACGATCCATTTGCCCGGGGTGTCAACCTGATAGCCTCCGTTGACACGATCACCCCATTGAGCGGCCGAGCCCTTGCCGAGTCGGCACCAGCCCTTGCCACGCGAACATGATTCATAGCGCCCCGCCGGGAGCACGATCGAAGTGTTACGAAACACGCGCACCGAGGTAGCGATCCAGCCGATCACTTCGTACGACGCACCTGCTTTCATCGCTTGCCGGATCGATTCCGTGCGGGATTCGTTAGGGGGATCGCTCCGGCCGAGCATCATCGCCAGATCGATCACGGCTTGATCATCGTCGGGGTTGACGGTCGCGAGATAGGCGGCTTGAGCCTCCGCCAGCGCCTTTCGAGCGCGCTTCACCTCGGCACGAGCGGCCCCGAGGCTTTCGGCCGGCGTACCTTTGAGCGCCGTTTCAGCGGTTCTCAACGCTTCTTCGGCGGCTTTGACGTTCTCACGCAATGCTTTTCCTCCTACCGCGTCGTTGCGGCGAGGAAAAGCATTGCGTGAAGTGTGCCAGCGTTGACCCCGCGCCCGAGGTGCCGATCCTGTGCTCAGCGGCAAGCGTCCCGCGCCTCTATAAGGTGAGGGGCGGAAAGGCGACCGAACGGTCACTTGGTCGGGTTACACCAGAGCGATCGCTCGGTTACAGGTGTAGCCCCGATCGGCGAGCCCTCGGTAGCTCCCTGATCTCGCGGCCCTCGGGAGGGGCGACACCTATAGGTCGGGGGCCACATACGGGCTATATTTTTTCTGGTCCTATACGGCTGAATTCTTAGTCGGCCGAGGCAGCCCAGAATTTAGTCATTAACCCCGCGCCCGTAATTTTCCCAGCAATTCCAGGGCGTCGATGTAGTTCTGCATCCGGGTCATGTCCTTCTCCGTGAGCTTCCTGTTCTTCAGGCGCCACAGAGCCATATTGTCGCGGATGTCCTTCTCCTTCACCTTGCTCGACACCACGGACGGCGCCACACGGTTGCGAATGGAGTCCAGGTAGTCCTCGCCCTCCCGCTTGGTCAGGGCGTCCATGGCGTCGATTTGGTCCTGCGTGAAGCCGAGCACCCGTAGGTCACTGAGAGCGAACTCCGTGTCCTCCACTACGTCATGGACCACGGCGACACACATCTCATACTCGCCGTCCATCTGCTCCATGACACGCAGAGGATGGCGGATGTAGGAGTTGTTGCCCTTATCCTTCTGCCCCGCGTGCGCGACCACTGCCAGGAGGATTGCCTTATCCAAGCACATCGGGCCTTCGATGATGTCGTGGACGAGATCGAAGATGCGTTGCTTGACGAGTGAAGCCATACGACCTCTTTGGGATTTTCATTTACCCTACCCCCTTATTTACCCCACCCGTCTCTTACAGGGGAGGGTTAGTTAGAGGGAGGGTTAGGCAAACGGCCTGTGTGGGTCACACACTCTAACACCTCGCTGGTCGATGGTCGTCATCATGCCTTAGCCTGGGGTGCCTGGTAGAAGTTATCGGTCGTTGCGGGCGGTTCGTGTCCGATGAACAGAGCCATTCCCTCAGGCGCGTCCGCGATGAGCACGTGGACCGCATCATCCTTGTCGATGGAGAGCACCGCACGCACGTTGCGGATGTAGTCCTCAGCCATCTTCTGGATGATGCGGGTCTTGATCGGGTCGGTGCCTGCGAAGTCGATGACGACCTTACTCATTGCGAAAGCTCCATGATGTCGAAGCAGCCTGCCTTGTTGAGAGCGGCCTTCGCCCTCATCCACTCCACCCCGATGGCGGGGAACTCAACGACGAGCGTGATGGTCGACCTGGGATGCGAACGCACCAGCCCCGGCATCTCCCACTTCCCCGGCGAGCGTTCGTCATTGAAAAGCCCCGGAGAACTGTGGACGTAGAACTTGCCCCCGACCGGCACTTGCCGGAGAAGCATCAAATCTCCCTCGCCCAGCCCCTCGTCGGTCATCTCGCCGACCCACACAGGGAGGTCGGGTTCGAGAGTGACGGACGCCACACCCCACTGGCACGGAATCTGCGTCTCGAACGCACCTCCCCGCTCGTACGACACGAGGTCCCAGAGCGGGGAGAATGCTTCATTCAGCACGTCGCGGATGTGGTCGAGACCAGACTTGGCGGCCTCGATCGGCTTCGCGTTGTAGCGGAATTGGCAGCGACGGGGCTTGGCGACTTCGATGTTGACGGAGGTGCGTGCCTTCATGTCTTCCACCATAGACGCCTTCTCGGCGCAAGCAAGGATTTCCCTCGCCAATTTACTCTTTTCTGCCCACGGACGCAGGAAGGCGATCAGTTGCGAGCGCTCGGTATCTTCGGAATGTTCACGAAATCCGCTACCCATTGTCCATCTCCCTCGGGCTGCACAGAGGTTACGCACACCTCCAGCACCTCACAAGTAGACGAACGGAATACTTTCACGGCGTCACAGACCGAAGGCACTGGCCCGTCCCCTACCACTTTCCACCGCATGGAGAAGTGCGCGAGGTCGGGACGTGCCTTCGGTCGCCGCTCGGGGAAGGTTACCTCCACGAGATGTCCCAGTAGTTGCCGTCGCGCTGGTCGTCCACGAGGCAGATGGTGACTCCGGCCGCCTGACTCCACATGCGAAGGGCCTGAACACTCTCCTGGCTGCTGAGAGGCACAAGACGAGTAGCGAGAGTGAACTTCCTGTCCCCCTTCTTCTGATGCTCGATCACGTGCTCGTAGATGAGTGCTTTCGCCTTGTTGAGTTCGGTCTCCATGTTGGTGTCCGCATGCTCGCGGGCCTTGGCGAGGGCATTCCTCAGGTCTTCAGCGGACGGAATCTTGGACATCTTCTCCTCCTTTTCGGTCTTGAGTTTCACCGCGTATTCGTCGCAGTCGCCGCGACAACCGCAACGCAGACAGGCGTCCAGTGCGAGTCGCGAGTACAGTAGCGCTTGTCGCAGGAATTATCCCTTTTCGCAAGCGCCGAGTGGATATCAGGACCCAGAGCATGAAGTTCTCGGGTCCTTGGGGCCGTCCCTCTTCTCCACCCGCACACCCGCCTCGCGGAGATACTCCAGCCCGTTCGGGCCGCTGTACCCTCCGTCCACCACGATGACCTTGGTGATGCCTGCGTGATGAATCAGTTTGGCGCACATCAGGCAGGGCTCACCCGTGATGACCAGCCATGCGCCCGAGGTCTTCACCCCACTAGCAGCCGCGTTGCAGATGACATTCATTTCCGCATGATGGCAGCCTTGCTCGTGGTTCTGGCCCGAGGGAATAGGCGGGTTTGCGTCACAGAGTTCTTTCACGAAGTCCTGAGCACTGCTCTCAGGAAGGAATGCCTCATACGAGGTCGTGGAGTTCGGATATATCTTCCTCATCGTCTTGTTGGACGCCTTGTGGACGATGAGCACTCGCCCGCACTCCGCCTTGCTCGGATGGAAGTGGAAATCCTCCGGTTTCAGCCCATCACGCTTACAATACCAGCCGGCGCAGAGGTCACCCTTGCCTCCCCGCGGACCTCCGTTGTATCCATCCATCAGCACGACATTGCGCTCGGGGTCGAGCAGCACGGCGCCGAACTTACGTCTGGGGCAGTTGGAGACCTTCGACAGCGCAATGCACTGCTCGATTCTCATTTCCAGGTGCTTTTGCTTCATTTCTCCCTCTCGTGAGCCGTCCATTCATGGCGAAGGGCGTACAGTTGCTTGCAGAGTTCGACATCGAGTCGAGTGCTGGCCTTGTCCGCTGCGACATTGAAAGCCCGATTGAGGGCACGTCGGCGCGTGAACACATCACCAGATTGATAAACCGCCTCTGCGTAGATAGCAATGAGCAGCAGGAGGAAATTAGTCATGGCAGGCACAGCCCTTCGGGCACTCGAAGATGTGTGGCCCGCTGTTGAACCCGTTGTATTCGTTTCGGCGGTCGCAGCACGGGGTTTGCTCGGTGCAGGGATCGGGTCGGCGAACAGGCTGCATCGCCTTCTGAATCTCCCCTCCGTGACGCTCCAGCGCCATCCGGAAGTTCATGCAGGCGCAACCCACGTCCACGGCATTACCGATGAAGTGACGATTCCTCTCCAGCTTGCCCACCAATTCCGTGAGCAGCGCGAGGTCTCCGAGGGTGAAAGTCATGCCAGCGCCGACATCGGAGCCAATCTGTTTCAGCACGTCTCCAAGAGCCATGATGTCCTCCTACCCTTATGAAAACACAAAAGCCCCTGAAAGTGAATCTGGAGGCTCTGTGTTGCTCTCAACGGGACGAACGCGAGGTTCGCTGCGTCTCGACGCGCAAGTACACGCACTCAGCTAGCCTCCATCAGGGCTACGGTTTTCGCTATAATACGCTTCGGGATCGATGCAGAAGTGGTTGAGAGCCTCACGCTGGCGGAAGGAATCAATCCAGCCGTATCGCTCCGTGCCCCAGTCGTAGCGGAGGTCGTAGGTCTCCAGGAGTTCCACGACCTCGGGGATACGGGCGGGCTGGCCGTCCCACTCCACGTTGTTGCGGATCTCTAATAGCGAGACGCCCTCCCCATCGAACGGGATGAACGCGGCCACTCGACATTCGAGCGGCTCGGGTTCCTCGCAGGAGGAGACCGTAGGACTGGACGCACGCCCGGGGCTCGACTGCTCAATACAACCCGAGACGAGGAAGAGGAGGATGAGTGCGGCGGTTTTCATGTCTAGGACCATACTCTCGTTGGAAATTTAGTCAATCCACCAACGCTCGCTTCGCTCGCATTTAGTTCCAGCGAGCGAAGCGAGCGAGTAGGTCACTGCTCCTGATCGATGGGGCACGGACCCTTGCCCATGACCCACAGGAGCGTCGCCTCGAAGGTCTCGGTGCGCACGCTCTTGCGCCGCTCCTTGGCCTCCGCGAGCTTCTCCTTCATCACCTTCCGCGTGGGGATCTCGTTGACCTTCCCCTTACTCTTGCGGAGGGTCTCGCGCGCCTTCTTCGTCGTGATCTTCTCACCCTTCTCGGCGGCGAGCTTGATCGTCTGCTGGCGCTGCTCCTTCGGCACCTTCGCCAGGAAGAGGGCCGCTTCGACGCCCATGTTGCCCTTGCGGATCTGGTCCTTCGTCTCCTTGTCGAGTTCCCGAAGGGTCAGAAGCTCGTCGATGCGCTTGACGCCGTGCCCGATGCAGGTCGCGAGGTACTCCCGCGCCTCGGCACTGTCCCCGTTGAACTTCAAGAACTCGTGGCACTTGTCCGCGAGCACGAGCGCGTTGTCGTCCTTGCGGATCGCGTTCTCGGCGATACCGTACCCCTGAAGTTCCATGTCGTCGGTGCCCTTGGAGATGGACAGCGCCGGCACCTTGATGCGCGGCTCCATCCCCTCGGCCACCAAGCGCTTGTTCGCCTCCCGGGCTGCCTTCACGCGCTGGCGACCCATCACCACCACCGGGCGTCCGTCTCCATCCGTCTTTACGCGGATCGGTTGGAGAACACCATCGGCGAGAATGGACTTCACCAGCGACTCGTTGATGGGGAGATTGACACGGGGGTCGTAGAGGGGATGGCTCTTGTCGCCCTCGTCGAGTCCGATGAGCACGCACTCGTTCGGGTCGAAGTGAAACCCAGAGAAGCGCTTGGCGTCGAACTGGGTCTTGTTCTTCGGCTGCGGGATCGTCTGGGGCATCATTTCGGTTTCCTTCTTCTCACCGGAGGGGCTGTCCTCCGTCGTTGAGTCAGAATTGGGAACCGCTCTTTTCGAGTCAACCATGTTTTCATCCTTTTCGTGCGGGGCGCGAAATTGTTCAGGTTTTCGACAGGTCAGGAAAGCAGCCGACAGAAGGGCCGGTAGTCCCTACGGATCGAGCAACCTGAACTAACTTTCAGATTCTCTCACCTTCGAGCACGGTTCTATACTCACCGTGCGAGGAAGAAAAGGACTAATTCAGCGGAACGGACACGATCTCGTAACCCTCGGCGTTGGGCAGGGTCCCGAGGTACTTCGCTGCGTCCTGCGGGTTGAGGAAGCCCAACGTAGCCGAAGCCGCCCGAGGGTTGAGCGGAATGAATGCCTGCGCGGGCATCTCCACCTGAAGGGTATGGACGCCGAGGATCTTCTCCCAGTCTATGTCGCTGAGCCAGCCCTCGGCCTCTTCCGGATCCCCGAACAGCACCACCGCCGACTCAGGCACTCCGTCATCGAACGAGCCGAGGCCCTTGGTGATGTCCGGTGTTGTGCCGACGAAGCTTATGGACTCGAAGGGCATGTCCGCTTCCTCGGCACCCATCTTCTCCACGATCACGAACAGTTCCGCGCTCATGCGTCCCTCGCAACGATCACCTGGGCCTTGAAGGACGAGCAGTAGGAGAACACACTCGCGCGACGAATACCCCGACACTCCGCACCGCAGTACGCCTCCGCGATCTTCTCCGCATCCTCGATCGAGTTCAGCACCAAGGGCTCGCTCTCGGCCCCGCTGTGATGACAGTTGAAGTAGTGACGCAGTTTTGAATCCGTTCGGATGGGGCCGGTGATGCTGTCCCGTCTGAGGACGCGGAGGTCTTCAGCGAGGAGAATGAATCCTTTCATGTCGGACCTCACTGCGGAACGTAGATGGGCATGGGGATGTAGTCATCGGCCTCCGGCTTGCGGTTGTCGTGCCCCTGCGTCGGGAGACAGACCTCGCACACGAAAACCCCACGGCGGTCACTCCAGCACAGCGCCGGTTTGATCTTCGGACAACTCCGAAAGTCCGAGGCCGTGGGCTGACCGCACGAAGCGAGCAGCACGAGAGCGAAAATGAATCCTTTCACGGAAGGAGTCTCCCTGTATTGGTCAAGCGCCCGACATGGAGATCGCCTCCCAGCCGAGCGCGGTTGTTGTAGATGCCGAGAGCCACGGGAAACGGAGCGCCGCCCTTACGCGGAGCGCCCGTGTCCATGTCGATGAACTGGATACGTCCTTTGATGAAATACACCGCGTCGGCGCGACGAAAGACGTAGTGATGGAACCACTTCGTATCCGTGCGAGCGGGGGTCAGGGACGCGACCCAGATGTTTCCTTCGCCCTTGGTGACCTCAGAGACGGTCTTGTCGAGCCATGCCTCGATACCGTCGGAGTCGTCACCCGCCCAGGGCCAGTTGCCGAACACGTTGCCGAACCACTGCTGAAGCAATCCGTTGTCGGCTGGCGTATAGAACTTCGGCGCCTTCGCATATACCTGCTTGCCCACGCAAGGGTCCAGATCGAAGACGCGATTGAATGATTTCTCCAGTTGTCTCACGAACGGGAACGGCGTCCCCCAGTTCGAGGAGCCGCTGGAGAACATGGCTTTTTGCGTGTGCAGTTGCATGCTTAACTCGCTCTGAGCGCTATCTCGCGCCACACTTGGAGGAACACATCGCGGTCGTTGACCCTGATGGTCTTTTCCGCCCAGGCAGGATCAACCGAGTACGCGGCTTCGTAAGAGGCACGATGAACACGCATGGTCCACTCGGGTCGGCCCTTCGGCCAGATGTCGTCATCGACCTCATATTCCAAGATGTCAGCTTGTGCCTTCGCGAGTTCGGAATCAGTCCATTTCTGGAGCGGCCTGCGAACCTCGCGGACCTTAGTTGCCGGATCAGCAGAAGTCAAGACCCCAGGGCCAGAGATTTTTGCTCCGTTCTGTAACCCCTGCGTCCCTACCTTAGAAGAGGGTTCGTGAGGTAGCATACGAGCCAACTTCATGCGGTCCTCCTACCAGCCCAGACCGCCTCGCCGATGAGTTGCTTGCGGTACTGCAACCACGTGTCGTTGAAGTTGGACTTCTTGAGACTGATCATCACAGCCTGGGCGGCATGCTCCGTGGGGCTCATGTGCCCGTCGGTTACGAGGTCATCGTGAAGGTCTAAATCCTTCTGGACATCCCGCCGCTTGTCGTGCGTGAGGTAGCTGGTGCGAGCACAGCGCCCTACACAGAGCCGAATCCTGTCGAAGATCGCGAGGTCCCGCTCCTCTGGCTGCACATAGGGAAGATGCCAATCGTTCAACGGCACGAACGTCGGGGTCGCGTTGTCGAGCGCATCCCCCATCGCGTGAGCGAGGATCTGGATGTTGTCGTCCGCTGCCTCATCCGTTCGGAGGTTGCGGAAATTAGCCCATTCCGTCGCGGTGATGACCATCCTGGTCCACGCAAACGGCTCCACGAGACGGTTGATGCACTGCTTGTGGACACGGCGTTTTCGCATCGTATCGGCGATGTCGACCGCCTGATCACGGGCCTGAAGCCACAGCGTTCGCAAGGAGTTGTACTCTTCGGGTTGCTCCTGCGCCGTGATCCACGTTTTGGCCTGCATCCCCTTCTGCTCCACCGGGAAGCGATGAGGAATGAACGGGTTTTCGGTCACTTGCTGGAGTACGAACGTTGCCGGGAGCGCACGATGGCTCGCGGTGTTACGTGAGAACACGCGATGGGTGTTCACCTCCGGCAGGATGTATCGAGGGAACGACACCTCCAACGTGGTGAGGCGCACGTTGCTCGGGTTAACGGAGCACGCAACAACCTTGGCCCAGATGTTGCTCACTTCGCCTCCTTGATCTTCTCCAAGAGAGCCTTATCGGCCTGTCTTGTGAACTTCATATGTCTTCTCCTGTGAGGAACACCACCAGCGCGATGAACAGACAGAGAACAATAAATTCTTGCTGGCTCATACGCGGTACGGCCCCGAACCTCTACCCTGCTCCTCCATCATCTCCCGAAAGGCGTTCTCGACTTCAGCGTCGACCTCCGCGGAGATATCCTCATCCTCAGAATCTCGCACGGGCTTACGACAAGCCTTGCGGTCGACTTCGAGGTCGGGACGAAGAATGCGGAAATCAGGACCAGACTTGCGATGCGAACGAGCCATTTTCAATCATCTCCACCGCACAGAAGCCAGATCACAAACAGGATGATGAGGGTTTGAGCGAAGGTAGTCCAGTCCATTACTGCTTGTCCTCATCCTCGTCAGCCAGAAAGCTAATGCAGCATGCCGCATGGTGGAGATGGTTCTCTCCAGTCTCCGGGTCGTTCTTCTCGCCACGGAACCACGCCCACATATGCCGCATGGCCGCCGAGAAGTAGCGCGTGCGCCTGTCAGGCACGAAACGCCAATTATCTCGGGCATATTTACGCGCTCCGAAGGTCAGCACACGTACCAGACCAGCGAGGGCCTTCGGAGGGATTAGAGAGTAATCATCCTTGCCGGAATCATACTTTCTGCCTTCAGTCGCATCCTCCTTCAGGGCACGCAGAGCTTCTCCGAAGTCCATGGTGTTCTCCTTCTCGGGCGCTGCCGAGCACGGTGTAGGCGGGAGTCCGTTCGCGATTGCCTCGATGTCGGCTGTCAGTCCGCACCTCGTGCACGGGACAGACAGGTCGCGCTCGAAGCCTGGTGGATAGACGCAGGTGGTCACGGCTGCGTCGGCCTTCGGTGGTGGGCGCATCCCCGACCCGTTGCACACCGACAGGTCCACGAAGGCGTCGCCGACGAGCGGAATTGTCCATGCTAGGCGGCCGTGCGGCTTCTTCTCAGGGCCCTGGACGAGGTACCCCAGATTGTCCTGCGTCCACGCGATCTGCTGCGCCAGCGACCGCACCAGGTCCTCAGCGGGCGCCGCTCCATCGACCCATGGGACCGCGACGAGGTCTAGGTCGCGGGCGAGCGTGCCGTGGACCGCGAGGGCATAGCCGAGGGCGCGCGCGTGCTCGACGAGCACGGGCAGAATCGTCGCGTAGAGCGGCGCTGGCGACGGTGCCTTCACCGGCTCACCGCCGGACAGAGGTCGGGCGGTGGCTCGCACGCCTCGGGCGCGTCGACCGTCACGACTGGCCGCGGGTCCTCGTCCAGCCGCACCAGCAGCTTGCGGAGCGCGACGGTGCGCTCGGGGTTGCGCGGCAGCGTCTCGACGATCTGCGTCGCGAGGTCGCCGAACGGACGGCTCACAGCCTGGAGGTGCGTTCTCATGCTACCATCTTCTCCTTTGATGCCTGCGGGCGTTCCTCCCAAGGCAGAAGCACCTTCTGACCGTCGACCTCGCCCCACACCATCTCCGCAGCCTTGCACCAATTACGCATCAGGGCCGGCTCGCACTTGGCGGGCACGTCGGGAGTGAACTCCTGCATGGCCGAGGACATGACATCGCAGATGCGCTTGCACGCGACCGTGTTCGCCACCGGACCACGGTCTTTGATCTCGACCAACATCTCGTCGTAGATGAATGCCACAAGTCGACATTCGTACAGAGGCGAGTCGGCGTCAAGCCACATCTCCTCCGTCAATTGTATCATCGCGTTCTTGGCACCATCGGCAGTGAGCCCCTGGAAGAAGGTATTCGCGCCATCGGTGTAACCAACGCGACCACGCTTTCTACCCGTCCGGTGCTGGACAGCGGTGAACGACTCACCACCACGCAGCTTGTTGTTGATCCACCGGAAATACTGACGCATCTCCGGATAAGTCTCGAACCAGGAATCTTTCAATTCCTGCGCTTCGTCCTCGTCCAGGTCGACCCCGTAAGAGTCGGCGGCGTAGACCATGAATTTCTCAATTCCCAATCCTCCAGGGAAACCGAAGTTGGCGGCCTTGGCTGCCTGTCTCCAGTCCTTCACCTCGGGGTTCTTCTTGTTCGCGACGAGCCATTCGTACGGCTTGTTCTTCATCTTCGAGACGAGATGGAGATGAAGGTCGATGCCCTCCTTGATGAGCCGCGCCATCTCCGAGTGCCCGAACAGATCGATATTCACTTGCGCGAGCGAGCAGAGTTCCGCCTGGGCGTAATCCACGGAAACGAGCAAATATCCGTCACGCGCTTTGAAGCACTCGCGCACGCCTTCCACACGGGGCATGTTGTTGATGTAGTTGACGGAGACGCGCCCGGTCGCAACGAGGAAGTTCCAACGAGGGTTGAAAATCCAATGCTTCTTGAAGATGGGCAGGTATGTCGTCTTGATCTTCTGAAGCGACCCGATGTTCACCAGCGGCTCCAGCGCCGGAACTTGCTTCAGCGTCTTACGCGCCGTGGAGATGTCGCCCTTCTTGGTCTCCGGAACCGCGAGTCCCTTGGCCTTGTAGCCGGCCTTGACCATCTCCTTGAGCTTGGTGGTGTCCTTCTTCGGCGGGCCGTCCTCCAGGACGTAATCGGGGAAGAGGTCCATACGAGTCTCGATCTTCAGCCCAGGTGTGAAAACGCGATTGCCTCCACTTCGACGCATCAGTTCGAGCATCGTATCCTTGCTCGTGCTCGGTTTGCCGCTGGCCGTGCGTGGCATATTCGGCCACACCTTCAGCATGTCGGCATACCAACGGTCGTTGTCCCACTTCACGGGCTGGTAGTAAACGCCGAGCTTGACGAGGTTCTGAATGCCAGCCTCGATAGCCGGGATGACCTTGTTTTCCAGGTTGTCCGTGGCAATCTCGTCGACCTTAATGCCCCAGACGCCCGCGAGATGGAGACACCACGCAGAGCGCGTCTGGAAGATTTCGTCAGGGCTGGGCTGTGAGTTCGCCACCATGGCGTTCCACACACGCCCGACCCAGACTGGGTCCATCATCGCATACTCGAAAGCAGCCGCCGGCCACTCGTTCGCCGGCTTGCCGTCCAATTCAGCGTAGCGAAGGCGCCAGACATCCGGCCCGTGCTTCCCCTCCACCTTGCAGCCGCACCACTTCTGGACCAATTCCTCCAACGAGAAGACGGGCGCCTTCTTGTTGATGGTCGGGTCGTAATCGAGCCAGTCATTCTCCAGCGCCACGAGCTTACCACGAACCGTGGTGTCGCGAATCTGCCCGCGCCGGAATGCGGCGAACACCAGCCGGACGTACTTCATGTCCCAGCCGAGATAATTCAGCAGCACACCCCAGTCGTAGAATCCGTTCTGGGCAATGATGGAGATTTCTGGCTTGTTTTCCAGAATGTCCAAAATCAGTCCGATGCCCTGGCGCTTACCTTCCTCGGTAGCGCCGAAGACATAGGAGGGACCCTCCTGCCGATTGATCCACGGCTGCATCTGCACGCAGACGAGCTTGGGAGTCAGATTGCCGGGTTCGATGAGGTGGGTTTCCGTGTCCCACGTAACGAACGAGCCGGGGTCGACAACGGGCGGAAAAAGGCACTTCACGATTTACTCCTTAGTTCGTCGGCACTGCGCAGATGATGTAGGGCTGCCACGTCGGATACGGCGTGCCCGTGCTGTCACCCGGAAGTTGCTGCGGCAGTGGAGTCGGAATCCAAGGCACCCATGAGGGTCCAGGGATCGTCGGGTAAATGAACGGATTGATGATCTGCTCCACCGGCTGCTGTCCGTCGTCTTCGATGATGATCGTGATTTTGCGTGTCATGACTATCCTCCTTAGCAATCAATTCCGCGACATCGGCCGACGGTATTGAGGTAGTTTCTTCTCTACAAGGCCACGTGTCGGAGGGGTGAGTGCCTCCGCAAAACGGACACCAGCTTTTCATCCCAGTCGTCCCTTTTCGAGGTAGTGCTTAGCCCACTCGCGAGCGGGTATCTCCTTGTCGAAGAGACGCCCGCCCACATTCTCCAAGTCGTCAGGCTCACCGTCACTGGCGAGATTCAGGAAGCATTCAATCTTCCATCGCCCGGAGCGAGGGGTAATCTTTGCGACTCTGCGCCCATTCCGGAGCGTTTCAGTCATTGATCTCGATATTGCGCGACCAGATTTCCGGCGTGTTCTCCCGCGCGATACGATGCAGGCGCAAACGCATCATATGGGACAGCCTGACCGGCAAGCGCAGGATCCCGACGAACCCGCGCGAACGCAGAGACGGGCGCTTGTTGATGAACTGGAGTCGCGCTGCCGCGATACGCTCCCCTTCCTCCTGGGAGTATTCGTCTCGCGGTAAGCAATAGGCCAGTGCCCATCGCACGTCGAACTTCTTCCAGAGACGGTCCCACCACGTCTGCGGGAGCACCTCGAACGCCATCGTGAAGTGGCCGGCACCGAGGGAATTATGGATGTAGTGAATCATTCCTTTTTCTCCTGAAAGGGATCCGACGAAGGGAGGCGTTCCACCTCCTAGCACGCCCGGCACCAAGGCTTTTTCAGGTCGCTACGTGTCTCATTGCATCGTCGGGTTGGGATTACGCCGTCTGGGTTTCGCGCGCCTGGGGCTCGACGTTCTTGAAGTCGAGAAGCGTGATGAAGCCGTCCGACTTCTTCTTCTTCTTGAGCTTCGCCTCGCCGGCGATCTGGAGACCGATGAGCTTCGAGTTCTGGCAGAAGATGTGATTGTCGATCACGTCTTCCGTCACACTCGACTCGTCGATCTTGTCCCACCCAGCCTGACCCGCGTTGCGCGCCAACTGGCGGATGAAGATCAGCGCGGCCCGCTTGAGATTGCCGAGGATCGTCTTCTTGATCTCCGGCTTGATCACCTGCATCCAAGTGACCGTCGAGCCCGGGGGCTGATCCTCCAGCTTCGACTCCCCACGCGGGATGAACTTCTGCACCGACAGTTCCACGACGACGTGGGTCAGTCCGTTCTCCTCACCATCGAACACCGACACGTCCGTGACCGTCATCTCGTCGTAGAGACCTTCGACCGCGAACGAGCCGTTGCCACGACCCATCTTCGCACCAGCGACCTGCTTTCCGATTGCGCCCATGTCACACCACCTTTTCGCTAAAATCAGGACTCTTCACCACGAACGTTGCCTTCTTGAGCAACAACCACACTTCCTCGGGGTCCCGAATCTGACCGGGGAGGGCGGTTTGGAAGATTTGATTCAAAACGCGGATGAGTTCCTCGATCTGGAACGCGACCGCATCCTCGTTGCCACGCGCGACAGTGAGCGTCCCATCCTGCATGGACGGGTGCATCACCAGCCCCATGCCGAGAAGGCACGAGAGCGAGTTCATCAGCATGCCGGCCTTCGACGCCAAGGGCACGCGCGTCCAGTCGACCTTGGGGCACTGCGCCCACGCGAGCCGAACACGGAGTTCATCGTAGAGGTGGAGGAGCATCTCGCCGACGTGGAAGACTTCGACAATCCCCTCTTCAGCGCGACGAACGACCGCGACAGTATCATCGGTCGGATCGTGGAAGATTGCAATCATTTCCCCGGCGAGCACGCAGTTCGCCTCCGTCACGATTGCATCAGCGCGACCGGCATGTTCGAGGACAGACGCGACCTCGAAGACCTTGTTCGCCTGAATCTCATCCCACACCTTGAGGAAGGTCTGAGGACCAGCCAACCCGAGGCTGCGGATGACACTGCGATATGGGCTGTACTTATTCACGACGCGCACTTCCAGCACTTCAGCAGACATTAGGCATTCTCCCAGTTTGCGAGGAGCAGTCGTTGATCCGCCCCGTTCAGTTCTTTGACGAATACCGCCCCTTCCATCGCCTTGTCGATAGCCTCTTTCAATACATGCGTATGGCAGAGGATGTCGAAATAGACGCAATCCGCCATCTGGCCTGGGCGATGGGTACGACCCATCAATTGCTCCCACGCCTTGGCACTCGTCATTGGCTCGATAATGAGGTTGTGGTGCCACGGCTGGAGGTTTTTACCCGTTCCGTGGACTGCGATGGACACCGCGCACGTGCGGCCGTCCGTAGGCACCTCAGACCCCTGACCGTACACGGGAAGACCCAGGGCGGCAAGCGCCTGTTCACACGCCTTCGACGTATACCAGATGAGAGTAGGAGGACAGGTCGCGAGGTATTCCTTCAGCCAGTCGAAGACATACGAGCTAATCCAAACAGGCACCGTGGGAGGCACCGGCCGATCTTTCACCTCGCGCCAGTCCCGATAATACATATGCAGCAGCGAATTATCCGCAATGCTGCGATCCATCAGGAAGTCGTGCGAGATTTTATTCGTTACCAGCAGCGGCGAATCGTACCCGACCGTTGCCTTGTCTTCGAGTTCGTGACGGAGCGCCCGATGCCACGCCCGGCGGCGAAGGAGCCATTCCTCGTCCTTGCCTCCGACTTCTTCCCATGCCCAGCGGTAGAAAAATCCAAGGCTGACATTCTTCGACAAGCGAGCCCTTTGCGCGTCATCGAGGATGATGTCTTCTCCGTCTGGCGTCTCTTCCTCCGTCTGGATACGGCGCAGCGCCATATGGATCTCATCGGGAACGTCGATTTTCCCCTTCTTGTCTGTCGACATGATTTTGCGACAGATAATCGGAGTATCCAGCGAAGCCTTGGTCGCTGAAATGACGCCCGGGGTCGTGCTCATACGGGAGTAGACGACCTTCCGCGCCTTCGATGCACGTTCCTCGCCGTAGTAGTTCCCGATGTCGATGCCTTCAGCCTGAGCCAATTTATTGAAAAAGTGCCAGTCAGGCTCACTGGGCTTGCCATCCAAGTCCACACACTCTGCCCAGACATCCAACGCCTTCCCGTGAGTTGGCATGAAGGCACGATCCCGAAGGGTATATTTCACTAGCTTGGCGAGCTTCGACGGCTTCTTGTCGATGAATGTGCCAGACATGACCACGAGGCGGCACTCTGGATTGGACTCGAAGTAACGGTTCAGTCGTTTCGTTCGAGCGCTGTCATTCATCAAGGTATGCGCCTCATCTGCGACAATGAGGTCAGGCTTCAGCCGGTCCAGAATGTCGCTGCTCTTGGCGCTCGAAAGCAGGTTGTAGGAGATGATCTGAGGGTCGACTTCGGGCTCGACGAAGTGATGCCGGAATTTATCAATCTCGCCCTTGAACGGCTCGACATTGGTAGCGGGCATCATAATGACGTACTTACGTGACTTCATCACGACACCAGACAACCACGCGATCAACGTCTTGCCGGCGCCGACAGTGATATCCCCGAACAACCCGTGGTATTGGGCGATAGCCGCAAGCGTCTGAGCCTGGATGGGTCGTAGCTCGAATTTGCGCGTGCGATGCAGCCAATCCACCGCCGAAGGGTCGCACTCCTCCACACGAGGAATGGCGAGCACCCGTTCCCACTCGTCTTCGATCGGCCCCTTGAACTTGGAGAAGATGATTTCCGGGAGGTCGATTTTGACGGGCTCTGCCTTCGGGACCGGCACTCCGAGCCACGCCATCGACGACCCCGCGGAAGGGGCATCAATGACGGCTACGGGCTTCGCAGGACCGAAGAGGCTATTCACATCGAAGAATGCCATTCTAGCCTCCCAGTTCGATGCGAAGTTTGCCGCCGCGATTGCCTACGAACCGCCACTGACCCCAATGAGGAATCTGGGCGGGGCGAGGGGCTCGAAGCAGTGGTTTTCCGTCCGAAGAGTGTCCGACCCTCCGCCATCCTGCGCGCTTGTAGCAATAACCCGCTATCTCGGTTCGCAGACACTCCGGCTTGACGAATGTGATAAATCCGTCTTTCGGCAGAGCCCCCCCAAATTGCGCACGAGAGGAGAACTGCTTCGCGGATCAGGACGCTCGACTTGTACGGCCCATCGTTGCGGAACAGAGCACACTCCCAAGCATCCAACTTGTCACTCCGAGTGGCCTTCCCAGGGGTTGGACGGAAGGTCACCCACACTGCCAGTTTGTCCTCCGTGATGAACACGAGGTTCTGACCGTTGCGGGTGAATAGTCGGGAGCCGGGGCTCTGTCGTGAGTAGTGAGGAATTCCCGTGGTCACTTCTCCGTCCACGAGGGCACGTGCATCAGGGTCACCTTTGTCCGTGATGAGCCAGTGGCGTTCTCCAGACGGAAGGGTGACCGGGCTCGGGCGCTCGTAAGCGCGGGCTACAGGAGCAGAGAGTTTCATGCCACCATCACCGACCCAACGGAGCACTTCTCACCGTCGCAGAACTTCTCGTCGTTCTCGTGGACGTAGAAGGGCAGCGCCTCCGAGAGACTGAACGGAATCAATCGTTCCGCCTTCGCCTCATACACCTCTCGCGACACAGCCTCGTAGGGAGCTTGCTTGTACTTGTGGTCCTCCAGCGCCAGGAAGGCCAGTGACTTCACCCGCCCTTGTCGCTTGAAGATTTCGGGACCGATGTCCTTCTGCTCGTGAGCCCGGAAACCGATGGTGTTCGACACCATGTTGTCCGACCAATACCGCTGGATGTCCTCCACCAAGTCGAGTTGCTCCACCATGGAGAAATTCGCGCTGGTGCGGCTGGAAGACGCTTTCACCAGGAACTCCACCACCGTCGTTGCAGGGGCAGCGAGATCGGGCTCGCAGTGGTAGCCGTGGTCCTGAAGGATACGAATGAGCGGCGAGGTGTTCTCCAGGCGAATGCGTCGGATGGAGAATTCGGCCTTGTCCGGCAACATGCCCGAAGGCACGCCGAGCACGAGAGACACCGTGCCCGACGGCTTCAGACTCGTGAGACGGATAGATTCGCCGACGCCGATATCCTTCGACCAGATGCGATCGGTGGCACGAAGGACCGAGTACATCTCATCGCACTTCTTCCAGAAGGAATCTTCCCCGAACTTCTCCAGCGCTGGCAGCACCCCCGTCATGGAGATACCCATACGGCGATTGCGGTCGATCACCGACTGGGTGACGGCGCGATGAACTGGCAGGAGCGAGACCGCCTTGCAGTAGTAGTAGGTGCAGAGCGCAGAGACGCCCCATTCGTCGAGCGAGTTGCAGTTGAAGGGCGCCGTCTCGCCCAGATTGCAGAGTTCCTCGTCGTCCTCCGGTTGCTCACCGCACGGGTTGCATCCGACGACGTTCGGGTCTTCGAGCAATTCTCCGGTGCGGCCCATCTCGCGCGTGAGCCCTCGCCAGAACACGCCCACGTCGCCGTAGTCCCCTACTTCGTTGCCGATGGTATTGCACTGACTCGGAGCAAGATGATCATCCACTACTGCGGAGTTGTTGGAGCACCAGCGCCACGCATCGCGAAGCATGTCATTGCGCTTGCGATCACGGAACGCCTTTGACGAGAACTTGCCCAGCACGATCTCGGCCGAGCGCCTGATGCCTCCAGAAACGACGCATTTGCCAATGATGTTGGCGATATCAGCGATCTGGTTGTCGGCGATGGCGTACGCCTCGAATCCATCCAGACCGACGATATCCAACCGCTGCACGTTCTTGAACTGGGTCCAAAAACGCCAAGAAGGAATGCTTTCGGAGATGCGCTCGACACGGCCGGTTTCATCTGTGATGTCGACCACGAACTTGTGTCCTGGCACGAGAACCCACAGGAGTTCCACCAGCATGCGCGCGAGTGGCGTTGGACCGGACGCCTTTCCTCCCATCAGCTTGAGATCGGCGCCATACTTACGCACCTCGGAGAAATCCCAAGACGGATAGAGACAGTCCTTGCCGTCGAAGGCATTGAGGAACGTGGTCAGCATATCGACCCATCCCTCACGTGTGTCTGCGACAAGGTACTGAGTCTGCGTAGTATCGGAAGGGCACTTAACCGAATACCCCTCTCCCTGCGTATCGAGCCCGACACCAACGCCGAGCATACTCATGTCCATCAGGAACTCGAACGGATATGCGAATCCCTTCGTGTGCATGTTTCCCGTAGAAATGAATCCGCAGTTGTTCAGGATCGCCGACCCTTTCTCCCACATGACCTCACGACCCATGTGCTGGAGCCCGCGCCCGGCCGGGACCCACTGAAGTCGGAACATCGCCCAGAACATTGTGCGCGCGAGGCGATCCCCGATATCAACCGGCACCGGAATGTTCCGCTTCTGCCAGTTCCACAGATAGATGGACCAACAGCCTTCGATGACGCGCTTGCACGTCTCCCACCACACCTCGTTTCGATCGCCAATCTTGGCGGAATAGGTGCGGTAGTACGTGACCTCCTGTTCGATATTCCGGAATGGAGAACGCGCCTTCTGGGCCTCGTCGATCACGTCCTGGGGCAGCGTGTAATACACGCGCTCGTTATGCGGAATAAGCGCCATTCTTTCCTCCACTGACATCAAGCACCGGCTCAACCCGCTCGATCCGGTACGGGACTCCCTTCAGATCACTCTCGCCTGCCACGAGGCGCAGACCACCGACCACACGATCCGTCCAACTCACCAGAATGCGTTGAATGTCCTTGATCGTTCCGTCGCGCATCAACTCGCCGATGGCCGCCTGCAAGCCGTCATAGAACTGCTGGGGCGCGTTGCGGCGTTTCAGTTGCTCGATAGCAGCATCCCACACGTCCTTGACGTAGAACAAGTCCGACAGAATTGCCGCATTTTCCTTGCTCTGGAAAATACCCATCAGACATTCAAGCACGCGACCCCAGGTGTTGACGGGCGAGTTCGCCTTGAGTGCTTCCTGGGTAAGAAGAGGATCCGCCTCCCCCAGCCACAGGAGGGCCTCACGCACCCAATAGCTCCACGCACCGAACGAGCCATACGTGGACGCAGGCACCTTCCCCGCCTGATGACGCCCACGGGCAATCAGGAGAATGTCTCTCACAAGATCGGCGCGATTGTCGATGAGATACTGACCTAGGTCTTCGATATCGAACTTGCGATTCTCCGGGTTCTCCATCTTGGCGTCGATATAGCAGCGAATAGAGCGCCGCTTGAGGTCGCCTTCGATCCGAATCTGACATCCCGTCGCGACCCACGTCGCCATGTTCCGATAACGAACCATTTCCGACTTAGAGAGCGTACGACCCATCCACACATTTGAGGTGAGCACCGCATCCAGATGAGGGCTGCCGAGCGCCGTGCCGTTCTTGATGTTGTCGATGAGCACCACCTGAGTAGACGCCCCCAAGAGCGCGGTGATGCGCTTCTCCAACTCGGTATCGTCGGTCATGGACATAACATCGGCCTTGCGCCCGAGACTGATGAGAGACACCGCGTCGGCGAGGAGACCCTTACCCGTGCCAGGAGTAGGAGAATCGAAGATGAACAGTGGAGTCGGCCCCTGAATCGCGAGACGCAGAATCGGGGTCATAATCGCCGCAATGAGGCCGCTGTAGTGCGCCGCGCTCACGAACGGGAATTGACGGAAGGGTGCCTTCAGCCGCGCGAGAGCGGCAGCCGCTTCTTCCTTCGAGACGTAATCCGGCAGGCTCACGATGAAGTCCGGATTGAGGTACGTCTTCGTCTCTTCATCGTATCCGGGGTGAGTAAGCAGTTCTCCGTCCGGACGCATCGTAGGACACGTGAGCACTTGCTCCAATTCGCGAATGCCTGGGTACGTGCCTTCGGCGAAGACGCAATTACGCAAATCCTCCGGAGGATTGGAGGCGACGCGCTTCATACCGTCCTTGACGGGGACGTACTTGAAGAACGCTGCCTGTCGCGACATGAGCGTCGAGAGTGCGTCCTTCGGCAGCAGATCGATGTGCTTGTTGATGATGCGGACGAGCTTGCCGCTGCGCACGTAGAGGTTGGGCGAATCCTTCAGGACTTCGATAACTTCCTCGACAGATTTATGCAATTCTCCGTTGCGGAGATCGATCTCCGTACGGGGAATCTCCTCATCTTCCAGGTCGGTGTCCTCCATCGGCTTGTACGACCGAAACACCGACTTGACGATGCCAGGAATCTCTCGGCTGGCCTCTCGCGGGGTGAGCGGAGGGCTGCACTTGAACTCGTTGACGACATTCAGAAACTCGGTCGCCAGTTCCTCGTCCAGCCACGACAGATTTCGCAGGGAGGAGCAGACCTTGTGCAGATACGAGTTCCGGTTGCCGGCACCAGCCGCCTCCGAGAGGTCGACCGGAATTGATACCTTCGCAAGCTCCGCGCCCAGCGTAAGCCGTCCGTCGGGACGTACCGAAAGTTCCAGCAGTCCCGTAGGAAGAACCGCATTCTCCGAGTCGATGAACTCGTGGTTCTGCATCTTGCCGTCCCGTGTGACGAACGGCAGGCGATAGGACACATTCCAGGTGAGGAGAACGGGCGCCTCATCTACTGGAACGCCAATATTCTTCAGCGCGTTGCGAAGCGCCGCATGATGACGGAGATAATCGTCGATGCCCATGGAGTAGGGCAATTCCCAGACGATGCGATAACCACCGCGCGTACGATACCGAATTCCTCCGTCCCACGGAGTCAGGCGGATTTTATCATTCTGCTCCGCCCACCATTCATCCGAGCATTTATGCCCAGGGCCGTCGACATCCACCACGATGACATCGAAGACAACCTTGTCCTTGTACGGCTGGGCGAGTTCGAGATTCAGGCGGGGATGATGCTCATCAACTCCATCAATTCGAGCGGGGCAGAAGTGAGCATCGGTGCGATAGACGAACTTCAGCGCTGTGGTCCAGTCCACAATTGGGTAGGCCGGTGGAATATCCACCTCCTCCCCTTGCCACGACCGAATGTATCGGTCGTCCCATACGTGGACGCGAGTCATCAAGCCTCCCAGTCAACAAGAGACAGTCGTGCGAGAGGAGCATACCCCGCCTCTCCCGCGCGCTCAATACGACCAGGGAAACCTTAACGGTCAGCGACGATGACGCGCGCCTTGCCCTTCAGGTAGCGGGCCTCGCACCGGAAGAACCGACCGAGAACGCTCTCGCGGTCGACGACGAGCACAGGAGGGAGAGTGACCTTTCCGGTGTGAATCGCCACCATCGTCTCCACCGCGATGACTCGCTCCGCCTTGTTGAACTCCACGGTGAGATAGTGGGCGCCCTTGCCCGGACCCTGCGTGTAGGCGTCGATGAAGGGCTGAGCGAACTCCTCCAACGTGACGGCGGATTCATCGCAGATGTGTCCACCGAAAATGACGATCGGAAGACCGGCACCGGGGACGGGAACTGGCGTGCGCGTCTCCGTCTTCGGCACGGGCGCAGGAGTGCTCGTCTCCGTCTGCGGCATCTGCGACCCGAGCTTGAGTCCTCCCGTCGTCTTGGGCTTCTCCTGCTTAGGTGCTTCGGGCTCCTTCGGGGTTTCTGGCGCGGTCGCGACCGGGGCAGAGGGCTTCGAGGGCTGGGCGGCTGGCGAGGGGTTCTGCGCGGTCGGAACCGGGAGCCCACTGAGGAACGAATTGAGGTCGGTCGGGTTCATAGCATTCTCCGTGGAAGAAGTATTCGTTTGCGTCACCATCTGACCGATCGTCCCAGTCATGCTGACGCTGAAACAACGCTCGCGGAAAGGACATCCACCGAAGGCCCAGCAAGCGTCCGTATTCTGCGGAGCGGAGGTCTCGGGAAGGTCTCGGAGCCGCGCCATCTCCGTCATATCCGCATCCATGCCGTCGAGCAAGGGCGAAATGGTCTCACGGCTGTGCTGGATGCGGACGATACGAGGTGCCGTGGGCTTTACCGTGCGGATGTAGTGATAAATGAAAATCACCGTGTCCACGTCGGGGTCCTGGAACGCCCAATGAGCGTAGACGAGAGTCTGAGGGTCGCTCAGCGCCTCGTCCGGCTTCTTCGCGTAGCGAAAGTCCTTGGTCGTTTTGTGGTCCAGGATGTACATCGTACGGCCTTCGCGCCAGCACAGGTCGATGCGGCCGTTGACGCGCTTGCCGTTCATCACGAACGTGCATTCGCTTTCGACGTGGACCTGATCCTTCGACAGCGCGAGCACCGATTTCATCAATTCGGAGTCCCACACTTGCTCCAGAATTGGTTCGTCCGTGCGCTCTCCGAGTTCGACGTACTTCTCCAGAAGTGCGTGCATCTGAGTGCCGAGTTCCGTGCCCGGCTTGATGGGCTGCGGCAACTTGGCGATCTTCTCGTAGTACCAACGACGAGCGCACAAGCGATACGTCGAAATCTGCGAGGCGGAGTAGGTGACCTCCTTGGGAGCCGGTTGCACCGGAATAGGGAGGTTATCCAGGAACGAAAGTTGCTCACTCATCTTCGGCCTCCGCGTCGCCCTTCGCCGAGAACTTGTCGACCAGAGTCGCGTTCGCGGAAAAGATGATTCCCATCACGGACATCATGTCGCCGCGAATGGGGAAGACGTGAGGTTCGTTGCCGAACCAGATTGAGCCAAAACCTAGCTGCCAATCCGGATATCTCGGGCCGGGAACCTTCCCGTCAATGCGGGCGAGAGTGCCACAGTCCATCGCGTAAGTGTAGTAGATTTCGTCGTTTCGATGCCACGTTCGGAACGCGACCTCAAGCCGATGAACGTGGCCTGTGACCGTATCCTCCGCATACTCCTTCAGGAGCTTGGCAACCGTGAGTCCGCCCGCTGCCCCAATGAGTTCGCCGTGCATGTACCGGACACCGCTACGGAAATGATGCTCTCCGTACGGGCCGATGTAGGCGATATTCATCTCGGTCAGACGGAGAAGATATGATACGCTCAAGAGCGCCTCATCCTCTCCAGGGCGTTTGAGCCCCTGAAGCTCCGGCAGAAACGTCTTGGTCATCTTGGCAATCCGCTCCTCGTGATTGCCTTGAATGAACAGAATCTCCGCCCTCGGACATGCTTCACGCACCGCCTTGAGGAAATCGACCGCCGTCTGCAACGCCCAATTACAGACCTGTCGATGTGACGGGTCCTGGAGGAACGTGCTGAACGTAGGAAGGTCCAGAAGGTCGCCGAGGAAAATGACTACTTTAGGCTGGAAATACCGAGCGGCTTCCACGATAAGTGCCATCGCCGTCGGATTGTGTGTCGGATGTAGACAGCCATCTTCCTCGAAATACCCAATGTGGGTGTCTGGAATGCACATCACCTCCATGCCCGTCTTCTTCGGCTTGCGAATCGTGACGACAGGAGGGATGAATTCCGGACGAACCAACGGCTGCTTGGTGCTCTTGGGCCGCAGGCGCGCTTTCACCTGGGTGTTGCCGCGAGACCACTGATTTACCGTGAAATCCAGAATCTCGTGCTTCGTCTCATCGACATCAGTCAACTTGAACAACTGCTTCAGATTCTTAACGTCTGCCAACAGCGCTCGATATTGTTCAGGGGTGAGGTCGAAACCTGCCTTTTTGGCCTTCTTGTGAGCGTTGACGAACTCGGGACGCCTGAGAAGATACTTCCTCCCCAGCGCCTCGATCAGTTCGTTGACGACAGGAGCCTTGCGGCCCACAGATTACTTCGGCTCCGTGAGCGGGCGCTCCCATTCCGCAGACACGGAGAACGTGAACGAACCCCCTGCGATGACCCACTTCGCACGCACGTAGCGTCCCAGAGGGCCGGCGACCGACAAACGCTTGGACGACACCGCAGTGACCTGGGCGAACGCTCCAACGTCATACCACGTAGTCCCGTCTGGGGAGTCCTGAATCGTCACGTCGAGCGTGGTGCCGACCTTGACAGTGCAGTCCAGATAACACACGGCTCGCTCGGCGATATGATGGGCATGATGCCCAAAGTTCTCGCCCCAGAGATCAATTGCGGTACTTTCAGCGCTGGCCGCCGTCGCTCCAGACGCTCGAATGGTTTGCTGGCTATGTCGTGGCATGGTGGCCTCCTAGTTTGCGATGAAATAGCCGGCGACACCGCCAGCCACGAGTCCTACGAAGCCCCAGAACCAGGGGCTCTCGTAAATGACGAATTCGTCGGAATCGAGAATGAGACGTTGAAGCCCCACGATTTCTCTATCCTTTGTGTCGATGGTTTCCTCCAACGACTCGATTTTGTCCTGATTCGTTCGGTCGTCGAACTGCTTGGCGAGAACTAAGTCGTCGTAGTCCTTCTTGAGTTTGAGTGCATTCTCCATATCACTCCTCTTCACGAGGAAGCCGGAGAATGTGGGACACACGGCGCCATATGTCCCACCAAATTCAAGACCAACCTGGAGGAGAAATTCAGAACAGTCGGGGTCCGCCCGGTTGATCCGGATCACCGTCGTGTCCGGTGTCGAGTCTTGGGCTTGCGCCAAAGGCCCGATTCCAAGCACGAATAAGAGCATCATCGTCCCCAGAAATCGCGCGATCGATTTCATCCTGCTTCTCCTTCAACGCCGCTTCGGCCTTCGCTCGTTCCACTCGAAGGTCCCTAGCTTTCTGCCGGTCCTTCACCCCAATCTCTTTGTACTGCTCGTCGAATTTGATGCGACTCAGCGCCATCTCTTCGAGCACCTTCGCTTTGGCAGCCTTCTGCTTGATGTGGCGAAAGTAAGCAAACCCGGCCAGAGCCAGCGCGACGACTATCCACCAGAATTTCTGAAAGAAAGCCTTCACTTGTCCTCCGACTCCTTCTGCTCCGTATCGGCAACAGGGCTGGCAACATGAACAGACTCAGGCGAATCTCCGGTGAACCACTTCGCGACTCCTGGGCCGGCGGCAGCGATCGTGGTCCCAACAATGGTCAACGCCGAAACGGCCGTGTTGTCCGCGCCACGTCCACGCAGGAAAATCTCGCTGAGTAGCACGACACCGACTCCGAAAAGAGTCCAGCCGGCTGCGATGACGAGAGCCCAAACCTTACTCATCTTACTGACCATGATTACTTTTCCTCCATCTTCTCGACCCGGCGCGTGATTCCAGGCCAGTCAACGGACCAGAAACGCTCCGAGAGTTTTTCCCGAACCGTGATGGCCGTAGTCAGTTTGCCTACTTCGACAGTCAGAGCCTTCACATCTTGGCGTAAGCCAGAGACCTCTTCCTTCAGTCCGGGGACAGTAATTCCCCACGACTGTTTTTCTTTGTCGGCTTCCTGAACCCAGACAGCGCTAGCCTTGGCCGTTTCCTCGATCTTGTCGATGCGTGTCTCCTTGGCTGCCATCACCAGCGCGGTGCCCCAAACAGCGCCACAAATGGTAAAAATTACGCCAACGGCCCACGCAGCAATCTTACTCCAGGCTGTAAGTTGCTTCTTCGTTATTGCCTGAGTCATGCCCGCACCTCCGCCCAGATTTGACGCAATTCCTCGGCGCATTTCACAAGCGGAGGGTGTGCTGCGTTACCTTCCAGCATCATCGACTTCGCGCCGTTGCCGAAAAAGAAAGCCACACCGTCAACCGGGGTGGAAGTGAGGAGATGCTTGTGGGTGTCCCAGAATCCCCACTGACCGTCATTCCCGATTCGCCCAACGCCGACCATCGGAATGACCGGAGGGACACCACCGTATTTGAAACACTTCGGAGTCCAGAATTTGATGATTCCCGTTCGAGAGGTGCCGTAGTTCATCGGTCCCCAAGCATCGAACTTGCGAATGAGTTGCTTGTCGTGCAGCCGGCGACCATCCGAAGTCACCGCCCACGAGAACCCGTTATAGGTCAGCTTGGAATCCGTCTCGTTCTTGAAGGCGTCGATGTACGCCTCCATCGACTTGTAGGGCTCGAACGTCTTCGGAAACTTGCCTGTGCCGGCCCATTCGGCCTCGCCATTGGCCCAGTGCATCTTGGATTGATGCTTTCGGGCAGCCTTGCCGTGGGCGGCACCTTCCTTCTTCGCCTGTTCGAGGTTGCGGAAACTGAGCCATTCCCAGGACTGGCGCTCGATTCCAGCAGCATCAGCCAGAGCACCCGCCTGAGGATACTGATTGAATTTGCACGATAGGGCCGTGAAATTACGCAGGTACGTGGCTCGACCGTCGACGACGGGATTGAAAAAACTGAAGCATTTCGACAGCAACGAGGGTGCGTCGGGAAGATCGCTCAGCTTGATGATGGTCAGAATGATGTGCTTCATAACGCACCTCCCATTCTGTTGAACGTAACCCAACAGGTCTCTGGAGGTCAACTAGGTCTGAGAAATCAACGGCCCGTCCGTAGGAATAGCGCGCCAGAAGCCGGTATACAGCAACATATTCGTTGACGTGCGGAATTTAATCGTGTCTTCGATCCACGTATTCATATCCGTACTGCTCCGGACCTTCAGCGCACGGGGAGCGATTGAGCCAGATTCCACGGCAATGCCCGAGAACATCAACCACATGGCCGCCGTGAGTTCGTTTTCAATACCGCCCTTGCCCGTCGAATCCGAACCGCCAAGTACGAGATTGTTGCGAGAAATGAGCCCTGTGTTTGTGGATTCAATTTCGACGTACGGCAACTGCGTGGCGGAGGTCACGTCGTCGCGCTTACACAAGAACCACATCTCGACGTGTGTAACAAAAGGCGGAACACGCACAAGACAGCGCCCATCCACCGAGTTCCAAACAGCACCGCTCGCACTATTCAAGAAGTTGCACGCAGGTACGTCCTGCACCGCGAGCCACGTTTGATTGTTGGTCGTGCGAATCATCAACTCGGAGGTATTGGTCGTGCCGTTTTTGATGACACGATAATCCTCCTGCTTATAGGTCAGTACATTTTTGCCGGTATATTCGACTGCCATTATTGCCCCCGATTGTACTCGAAGATGGAGACGCCCATGAGGTTGACAGTCTTATTGCTATTCGACTCCGGGTAAATCTGGAGGAAGTAGGGACCCGGGCCGTTCGGCACGGAGATGGTGTTGCCGAAGTTCTCCACCAGCCAAGTAGACGACGAAAAGGCATTTGCCTTGTTCACCGTGAACCGATACGGCGGGAACCCAGAAAAACCTACGTTCACCGTGCAATTATCAGCCGCACTAGCCCAAGCGCTGACATAGGCATCAATGAACACGGCAAGTCCGACCACGCCCTGTCTTGGGAAGTACAACCATTCGCGAGAAGTCTGTCGAGTAGAAGCCGATGAACCCATGACCATACTGATTTGGCCTGTACCTGTCGATGCGGCGAACAACGTACCGTAGTTCTTTTGATTGCAATAGGTGACTACCGGCCGTACGTTCTGCCGATACATCACCTCATTGGCCTGATTGTACGATCTCATCAGATGCACGTTCAACGGCATATTCACGGCCGTTTGCGCAGTGCTGTCGACCGGATGATAGATGTCTGCACGATACGCCGCAGTACCCGAACCGAGATCGGCCGCCGACGTGAATGGCAGAATCCATCCGAAGATCCCATAGAGTGACACCACAGCACCGGCGCTCGTACCTCGTAGTGTCAGAATCACGTAGTCATACTGCGAGCCGTGGTCGATGGGGATGTTCATCGTGACGGTGGAAACAGCGGCGCCGAACGTCGAGCCTGCGGTCGTAGTGCCTGCCAGAGTTCCGACGCGCCCCTTCAGCGTCGCAGTACCGGCGCTGACACTCGCAACCATCGACACCTTCAGATACTTGCGTCCACTGCTCGTACCTGAATTCAGATACCAAGGAATGGGGAACTTGTAGACCGCCACATCGTAATTGGTCGCAGCAGCGGTCAGCGTAATGTTCACACCCTGCGCATCGTTGATGAGCGGATGGCCGATTTGTCCCCAAAGCGTGTTCTGGTTATAGGCAATATCCTGCGTTCCTCGGCGATAATTACCAGAAGTTTCGGCTCCGATGATGACAGGGCGCTGGGGATCGAATTCCCCGTCGCGATAAGGACGAAAGCGGAACGACGCATCTTGTGAATAGGTCATTAGAAATACTCCTTAGCCGCATTCGTGCTGTCCAGCAGCGGAGGCGAACTATTGCTCGCCGCGTGAGCATACTGTCGCTGAAGACTCGTGCCTAGACTTGCGGAATACACCGCGAAGCTCATAATCGTGCGTTTACCGAGTCCCAGATTGGTAGCGACTGTCAGAGCCGTCATGTTGGTATTGACGGTCAACGTATTGCCCGTGCGCGAAGTGACCTGAAAAGAAGCGACGGACGCTGCGTATTCTCCCTCCGTCCAGATAATGCAGTAGATATTCCCGCCGTAGTCAATCGGATCGAACCACTCAGCGTCCGTCGCTCCACGAGTAGTGGTGAACGGAATAAATTGACTTGTGGCACTGAAATAGTTCGCATCGACCGTCAACGTGCTCGACGTAATAGCAGTCACGCGAGCACACGGAGCGAGTTCCGATACGTCCTCATACGCGAGGCGGGCCGAGATATGCGTCTTGGCTCGTGACCCGTAGTAGTGCTCGATTGCAGTCACCTTCCCGACCGAGCCCGTCATTCCCAGAGACCCTTGGGGATTTCTGACTCCGGAGAACGAATACAGAATCCGATCCCCGATCTGGTACTTGTATCCGACCGGGGCAGCCGCCTCGCACGACAGAATATAGTTGCCCCGGCCAAAGGCGCCGAACCAGCGCGAGGCCGAAGAAGTCAACTGAGCCGCTTGAGCGTCACGGCCCTGGAACGAGAGACCGAGGGTACGGTCATCGAACGTATTGAAAAACACGCTCGGTTTGAATTCCAGTGTTTTTGATGCTCCGTGCTCCGCAATGGACCACTCATCCCACTCGTAAAGAGGCTGCCCATCCGATTCCTTCTGGCCCCAGGAGGTCGGGCCGAAAGGCTTGATCATCACCGAATTGATCAGCAGACGATTATTGTGGTCCTTTTCGACTTCCGATCCAGACCTACGCTCTGTATCGGTGAACGTATCGTTGTACTGCGTATATGCGGGGACCGTGATGGTTTCCAGGCTCAGCCCGAAATACTGCGTCCCGCCACGAGTGAATCGTTTTGCGACGAGATACATGCCTGCGAGCTTCAGCAACTCAGAAAACTGGTCCTTTCCTTTTCCTCCCTCATCTACCCAGAACCGATTCGCCTGGAACGACCCAGTTGCATAGGCAATCGCTTGCATGCCTTCGTAATCCACATAGCGGGCAGGCATCTGCATGCCCATACCGTAGCCATACAGATAGTCGTGGTAAGTGCCTCCCTGCTGACCCGGATCCGTGGTGGACATGAGCAGCCCGCCAACGATTTGATCCATATAGAGAGGCGTAAGTCCTGCCGAGAATCCCATCGGCGAAGACATCATCAACAACTGAGTGACCGTTGCCTTCGTCTGAACGCTAGTCCTCGCGTCGTCGTCGTATCCCCACTTCCGAGGCTTGGTTCCTCCAAGTCCTCGAATACAGCCGGTGATGGTCACCTTACGCTTGTCGTTGGTATCAATGGTGACGCCTGTGTATGCGATAATCTCAACATCTGACCCGTCGGCGATACGTACATACCCCTGACTATTGCCCGACAGGTAGTCCTTAAAGGCGACAGAGAAAGGATAGTCTGGGTTATCGCAGTAGAGATCGATCGAGTCGTCGCCTTCCGTGATGTAGGTATAGTTATTCCTCAGATTCTTGAGGACTTGCTCGCGCGAACCGATTTCCAGTGGCGAAAATCTCCCGATCTTCGTGAAGATACCGACATTATCACGGAACTCGATACGGGCAGTGAGGCTGCCTCCGGTGCCGAGCGTGGCAGCATTAGGACTCAATTGCCCGACTACCTTCAGTCGATCCTCGTCCACCTGCACGACAGCCATCGAAATTCGATTCTTGAAAGGTCGATTGCCTGCCCCGTAAAACGGCTCGTCTGTCGTAGTAGCCAAGTAATTCGCAAGCGTGTCCTGAATCAGCTTAACGATGTACTGCAACGAGTACATACCCGTGGCCGGAGTAGCGACAGTGAAAGTACCCACGTTGTTATACTCACCGAGTTGCAGGTCGCGATACTCCGTATTGGTGACCGAGCCGTTATACCCGAGCGTCGCGATACGCATCGTCCAGTGGCCGTAGTTGAGGTTGAATTGATTCAATCTCTGGTACAGCGCCCCGGCCGGCAAGACCGAGGGCCACGCCGTCTGAAGAATGGAATCCAGAGGCTCAAGCTGAAGTTCGATACTCTCGTCGGACTGGCGAACCTGCTTGAGCACTCCTGCCCAGATAGGAGCGGCATCGGACACGATAGCGGCCCCGGTTGCTGAATCTACTGGGGCAACCCAAATTTCAGCAATACGACCCTCCATCAGACGAGGAGAAGTCGTAATCTTGACCCCACGACCTCCTACGTAATTGAACGTTCGCCTCACCGTATCAAAGCGCGCCCGAGTGACAGTCAGAGTGTTAGCAACAGTGTCTCTGGCCGTCACATTGAAGGTTTCCAAGCCCGCATAAGCATACCCGATGGAAATTTGCGAAGCGTTCTCGACGGTCGCTGTAGTAGACGCTGAAGCAGCCGTAAGGGTCTGTTTCAGGTGAGTGTACGAGCCTTCGTAGTCGGGAGCGAACAGAGTGTTCAGGTAGTCTGTACCGTCGTCGATTAAAGTGACGCTCAAACCCGATCCAGTGACCAATGGATTCTGAGGGTCAGAACGAAAGCTCAACTGGAAATCACGAGTTGTCAGCGTACCGGGACGATCCGTACTACGTCCGTTAATCGTACCCCAAGCAGCCATACCACACGAGAAAATGTCGGGAATGCCCTGCAAAGTCAGAGCAAAAGCCCACTTCATTCCTCGGGGATACTGGCTTACCAGATCACGATACGTCGTCATTTAGACCCCCACACCAACAAGGTCGAATGAGAAGCGAGTCATCGTATTATCGAACCACGGGTACATCTCATCGCCGACTTTCATAGACGTGATGTCCGAATAACCATTCGTATTGATTTCAGTCCAAGCAGTTAGATCGGCAGGGAAATCGCGATACACCCGCAATTCACCGCCTGCGTAGAATTGATCCAAAATCCGACGGGTATCCACATCCGTGCCGTAGGTCGGGATGTACTCTTCCTTGTTAGAGATACCGTGGAAGAAGAATACATTGCGATATGACCCGCTAGGTAACGCCTCTCCACGAACATAGCCGTTCGCAAACCGCTCAACGATGCTGGAGTCCTCTTCACCTTGAGGATCTTCGTCGAGCGCGTAATTCAAGAGTATCGTATTCATGTCCGCCGAGAGTGCCATCATTCACCCCGTATCTGTCTGCAAAGTCAGAGATTGGGTGCCGAACAGCATAGCAGCCGCCGCAGCAGTGCTCAACGAGAACGTTCCAACATAGCACGTAGAGCGGTAGCGCATGTTGAACATATCGAACCAGAACTCGGCTCCGATCTTATAGCCTTGGGTATTACCATTGATTGCAAGTTCCACGAATTCAGCAAGTTCCATCGGGGAATTGAATGCTCTCCAGGTAGAGGGCAACGTAGCAGCGGACTGTCCTGTCACGTTCCACGTCAATCCTACTGTCGGAAGCGCATATTTGTACTTGAGGAACAGCATCGCGCGCCACGGGTCTCCGGATGGGAAAATCTCGTAAGCTCCTCGGCTTGGCGTCGTATAGAACGTCTTGCCGAGATAATCCCGCCAACACCTCGTTTCTGCGGCAGCGACAGACACACCTGCGCGATACAGAATGCTACTCGTCGTCTGCGGAGGCACTCCGTTGATATCCAGCGACGAATCCCCATACACGTTTCCGGAGGTATCGGGCGAGGCGATGACAAATGACGAGCCCGAGGTATTGTGGACCGTGTTATTCCGGACAATACCACTGCCGGTCGACACCACGAACATACCCTCGCCGGAGTTGGGCGAGTTCATCGTGTGGTTATAGTCCACGCAATTGTAGATGTAGTACGTACTGCCCGCACCAGCAAAGATACGAATCACCTGTCGATAGGAGCGGATGCTACGAAAGGTGCAGTTCCTAAAGACCACCGTTCCTGCGGCTCCGACGCTCCAGTAAACGAAACGATTCGTACTCACGTTGCTGGACGTGATGTTGTAGAACACGCACGACTCTACTAACGTGTCATTGCCTGAGCCGATGCTGTTGGCCAAGATAAGCAGCACGTTGGACCACTGCACAGTCGAACCGTTACCGACGAACTTGCAACGACGCATGATGGTGGGAAACCCGCTACTACCTGCGACCACGGCAACAAACGGCAACGTAGAAGTCGTTGCAGTCATTTCGCTGCAATCGAAGATGCAGTCGATGAAAATGTTGGAATATGCCGAGGTCACTGACCCGAAAATCATGCGAGCAGTGGAGTTGCCAGTTCTCTTGAACGTGATACCTCGAAACGTGTTGAACTGCGCGCTCGTACTCAACGTCAACAACGTACTCGTGCCGGTAATGACTACAGTCTCTCCTTGAGCAGCCCTCATAACAATGCTGTTCTTGCTCGTATAGGTCAGCGCTTCCGTGTACGTGCCTGCCGAGATGACGATCTCATCACCGGCAGCGGCAGCAGTAAGGGCAGCAGCAATAGTGCTGTATGCGCTGGGAACAAGAAGTTGTGCCATTAGAAGATCCTGTAGGTTTGAGGTTTAATGGGCACGTCCAGAGGCACATCGGGTCGGACATAGAAGTCGTATTCGTCCTGCATCGACACCGTATTTCGTGTCTCAACCAATCGACGAATCTTCCAATGTTCATCGGCAGAAGGGGCGCACACCAGAATCTCGAAGCGTCCGAACTGGGACGGATCGTAATCAGGTCCCGAAGCGGTATCCGTGAAGTCTCCGTTTGTAAGTTCATCTGCAAAGAGCGGCCAGCAGGAAACCGATCGACCTACGCGCCAGCGCTTTCTCCAAATCTCCAGCCAGCAATTCCGGTCATACTGCTCGGAGACAGTCTGGTCCAAAGTGACGCTGATGCGTCTATGACCCTGCGTCAACCCGCGAATCGAATAGTTGGTCCCGTTATGTCCCCGAGTCGTGGTGCCGTCCAAATTAACCATTCCTCGATCGAACTGGCTGATTGGATAGGTAGTGTGCCACGTGCAGTTAGGCGCATAAGCCTCATAACTGGCGTAATTGGGGTATCCGATTTCGTCCAGGAAAGTGCCGCTGCCTGTTACACAGACCGTGGTATAGAGATTGTCTAGGATGGCTACTAACATCTGTCGAGTAATTCGATCGTCAAAGGAACCTCCCATATAGAGACGAGGCTCCGCACCTCCACTACCAATCTGAACCGCCATCCAAGCCCAGAACACCCACGCATTAGCGAACCAAGACCCTTTTTGAAGACTCACAGTGCTTTGGTAGATGCCGTCGTAGTAGACCTCGAACTCGTACTCCATGTCCGCGAGGCAATCCCCCATGAACAAACTAGACTGACAGGTCGGTGCCGCCATTACTGAATTCTCCCTTCCGACCGCGCAAGCTGAACAGCGCGCTCCATCATGGCGCCTCGCTCGCCTTCGGTCATTACCATTTCTCCATAGAGGTGAAGGTGAATAGGAGCACCAGAATAGTTCGCGGCATCCTTCTCGTCCTTCGCCTGCTTCGAGGGGAGCTTGAGTCCGATACCCCCAGCAACCATGCCGTACATGACAGCAGCGGTAGTATGAGCAGCGACCTTCGGCCAGTTGCCCCAGGCGGCCCATGCAGCGGCGGCATTCATCAGTGCCTCGATACCGGCGCGGGTGCGCTGGTCCTTGATGAACTCTTTCGTGAAAGTGCGCATGGCCGGAAGCGCGGCAGACACGAGGTCATAGCCGCTAGCGTTCTCGGCAAGCGCCTGAGAAATGTTACCCAGCGACGTACCCAGTGCGTCGAGCGAATTTAGCCAATCTTCGCCAATGAGTTCAGCACCTCCACCGAAAGCGTTCTCGATACCAATACCGATATCTCCAATGACCGTGGAGAGATCGTGCATCAGCTTCATGTGTTCTTCGAGTGGTCGATTGGCTGCGTACAACTGCTCGATATACTGAGAGAGAATGGGCATATTCTCTTCAGTCATCATCGACATCATCTCAGCGATCGACTCCTTGTTCTTGTCGATCATGCCCTGGACATTCTCACCGAGAAGCGAATCGCCTCCAAGGTTGAAGAAAGCACGCCCGCCCGTCCCGAAATTGGACGCCGTATCGTCTCCGAAGTCGGGGTTGACCAACATCTTCCAGAGCTTGTCCTTGCGCTCCTTGAGTTGCGGCTCAAGCCACTGATTCCAGCCCTTGTCCCACTCCTGAACGTACTGCTCCTGCCAGACGTGAATGGCATTGCCGACCTGGGTTACTCCGAGTCGTCGGAATTCCAAATCCTCATGCTCCGCGCCCTTCCACTTCGCGAGTTCTTCCTTCTTGTCCTTCTTTCCTCCGCTGCCCTTCGGGAATCGCTCCAGCGTGTTACCGTAGAACACCAGATCCTTCTTCAATTGCTCAATGATGGCCTTGTAGTCGGTGATCTGTCCGGTAGCGACCGCTTGCATCACCTTGTCGCCAGCACCGATAGCAATCGCGAGAGCAGCCTCCGCGAGAGCCAACTGAATCGTCATCTGCTTAACGGCTTCGCGGTTCTCCAGGAACTTCTTCTCGACCTGCAAACGAGTCATTCCGTTGGCGAGCGCCCGAGCTTCGGCTTCCTGAGCCTGCTTGCTCAAGAACGAAGTCTCGGTCATATATCGCGTGACTTGCTTATCGAGTTCGACCTTGCGCTCCATGCTCTGGAGATTAGCCAGCGCATCCGCCGCGATTTTGGCCTGAGCCTGTACCTGTTCGACCGTGTACTTGCCGTTCTCCACGTCCAAGACGTGAGACTCTTTGCGCATTTCGAGGAACTTCTTCTCCTGCTCCTCGGCATTTTGCTTCAATTTGGCGTACTCAATCTGAATCTGAGTCTGGCCCTGCATGGACGACAGAATATCGCGTTCCGACTGCACCAAATCAGTCGCGCCATCGATCAACTTACGCTGCTCAGCGTTCCTCTTCTTGAATTCGGCCGAGGTCTTATTGACCGATTCCACGGTCTCCTTGTCGAACTCCGCAATAGTCTGGGCAGTGCTGGCCCATCTGCCTCCCCATCCATCCATGTAGGGACCGAGAGCGTCCTGAATCGCATCAACGGAAAGATCCTGATTGAACACGCGAACGATCTCGGCGCGCCAGTGCTCCAGTTTATCGTTCATCTGCTGGAGATATGCGTCCTGTGAGGCTGTGTCTTGGAATTGCTTGGCTTTCTCCTTCACATCCTCGAAAGCCTTCTCGACCAACTTCAGTTCCGAGAGACCGCGCTCGGCAAACTTTTGATAGACGCCTTCGCCCGTCGAATTTACAGCGTAGGAGGACCACAACTCCTGCATGTCTTCGGAGTTTGTATCCTCACCCTCGGCCTGGGCCTTGCGAAATTCCTCGTACGCGCGAGCCGCTTCGATGCGCATATCACGAGCGCGTTCCGCAGCGATAGCGGCGACATTGTACATATCAGCTTCGCGCTTATGAGCCGCCTGCACAGCCTCCAATTCCGGCAGAGTCAATTCAGCCAACACCTTGAGGTCGTACATATCCTTCAACTTCTGCTTGGTGAAGAAGTCGACGGCGTTCCGGTCTTTCATAAAGTCGGAAACAACCATGTTCTGAGCCCAGCCAGCCATGGCGTTAAACGACTCATTACCCACAACGTCGTTGTCTTTCTTCCCGACCTTGCCCATGTCTCGGAGGTTCTTCAGAGCGATTGCCGTTTTATCGGCCATGATGCCGGCGCGATCTGCCGCGTCCGCAAAGGCATAAGTCAGCCCTTCCAGGATGTCCTTCTTGAGATTGGTGAAAAAGTCGCTAATCTTCGCGGTCATTCGATCGAGACGGGCCTGAAGCGACGTAGCAGGATCAACATCCTTAGTCAGATCCTTGGCCTGTCGAATAACCTCGTTCATCACCGCCATCTTCTTTTCCTGCGCGGTGAGTGCATCGGTGCTTTTGCCGACCGACGCAGCAAAGGCTTCGTACGACTGCTTGAGGCTGACCTGAAGACCGAGGTTATCCAGAATCGCCGGGCTCAAACGCGAGATACCGCGCGAGAACGACTCCATCAGGAACGTGGCGTCTTGTCCGGTGCGGATCGACAGCTTTTGAATCAAACCCATGTTCTGGGCAAACTTGTCGATCGGGATGTCGAAGCTCGACATGAGTGCGAGATTCTTAGCCAGTTCAAGTTCAGTGACCGTTCCCTTGGTCGCCTCCTGCGCGTCCTCCATCTTCTGCGTGAAGCCCTCAACGGACTTGCCCAGCGTATTATTCAGGTCGGCAAGCTGCGCCGCAGACCGCATGCCCTCGTGGATTTCGGTAATCCACTGACCGAAAATGAACATCGTGGTAGCGTGACGGATGAAGGTGCGCTCGGCCGAGGCCAGCGTGGCCCAGAAACCCTTAGACTCCTCGGCGGCGGCCTTCTGGTTCTTGGCGGCTTGCTGCGTGGCCTTGTTGAAGGCAGCGAACGCCTGAACAACCTGAAGAAGCTGCTGACCCTGGCTCCTGAGCGCCGCGTTGAACGAGGCCATCTGGACGCCAAATTTATTGAAATGAGCGTCGAGCGCTCCTTGCTGCTTGATAAGCGAGTCCGCACGATCGACCGTCGTGTTCAACGACCGATTCAAGGCATTCTGCGCCTTGGCCCAATCGCGCACCTTGATAGCAACCTGTTCAGCCGCAGGAGCAAGATTCTGAGCGCTTGTCGCGATTGCATGAACGTGAGGAGCAGCGTCCTTCGCCGCAGTGCCGATCTGCCCAAACGACGCCCCAAGACCTCCCTTCACGCCGCGCACAGACTTGACGATGCTCTCCAGATGCTTAGAGAGTTCGCCCATGCCTGCGGTCGCTGCCTTGAAATCGGTTTGCGCCACATCGACAAGATTCTGCTTGAGGTCCGCCCAGGCAGTTTGCGTCGTCTTCACCTTCGTGACGTGACTATCCAAGGCCGAATCTTCGACCTGAACCTGCAATCTTGCCTGGGCGGTACGACTCATTTGTTCTCCTGCGCCTCCATCTTGCGGGCCATTCGCGCGTCAATCTGAGATTCAATCATATCCAGTGCCTCGCCCATCTTCGCAGGTAGATCGCCGCTCGGATAGAGGTACTGGAGTCGTCCCTTCTCAGACCATCGGAAAACACGCATGAAATCTAGCGCCGGCTCCATCGCTCTACGAGGACAGCCCGGCAACTCGATTTTCTCATTTCCGCAAGGAAGAACATGGGGGAATTTCGCTGGTCCGTCACAGCCGAGGTTCTTCCTGACTACCTCGTCTGACTCTTTGGCGCCGCCGCAGGCATGGCATTTCTGCTTCAACCACGGCCAGTCATCCTGCCAACAGACCAGCTTTATCGCTTTTTTTCCGTCTCCGTGAGGCGGCTGATGTTGTACAGGTACATCGTCGCGTACGAGCAGAACATCTCGTCAGCAAGGATGGATGCCACGAGACCCTCGCGTGCGGGGGTGCCGGGCTCCCACTTCACGTGCTCGGAGATGAGTTCGCCGTTGTCCTGGAACTCAGTCACCATTGGATGGTCATCGCACCCAATGAGAATCTGAGCCAGAAAGGTCTTCCCGGCTTCGTACATCTCGCTCGGATCGCTGTCGGGCTGGAGCGCGAGATTCAACTCATGCAACCACTGAGCCTTGAGCGGCCGAAAGTAGTAGTACGCCGGAGACTTGTCCGGATCGAGTTCGAGCTTCGTGTGATCGCCCGACTTGAGATATTCGCGATACCTCTCGACGATCGTCTCATCCTGCTTGATGGCCGAATCATCGTACGCGATGAACTTGATCTTCGCCGATGAGGCCAGCATCTTCGCTTGACGCGCCATAGTTCCTCCGGAAAGAGCGAGGGCTTGGTAGTCTTTCGCCAATTTAATCCTTCCAGTGTGGAAGGAACCCTCGCTCAGTTGATTAGACGACGCCGATGACGAACTTCGTATCCACGTGGGTCGTGGTGGCGAAGTTGCCCGTATCGCCGCTGTAGTTGCCCGCCGACAGGCGAATGGTCTGGCCCATCACGCCATCCTGCGAACCTTCGGTGCCCGGATCCTCGATCATGTGCGCGGCCGTCACGAAACAGAACCACGCACCCGTGCGCAGAGTGCTCGCAGCCGTCCGGATGAAATTCACCTGCGGCTCCCAGTAGGCGACCGCCAGCGAGCCGAAGACATCCGAGCAGCAGAGACCGAGATAGCGCTGCCAGTCGTGGTTGTACAGGACCTCGAAACTCATCTCGAACGTGCTCATGCCAGTCGACATGACCTCCGAGATGCCGTTGCTTGCGGTGCTGGCCTTCCGGCGCGTATAGCCCGCGTTCCACTTGATGGAAGCGCTGGCAATCTCCATGTCGGTCTTGCGCTCCGTCGCGCCAATCGAGCCGTCATTGTTGTTGTCCCAAACGAGCCAGAGCTTCGCACCCTGAGTCACATGGCTGCACGGATAGACGTTCGAGTAGTAATCGGGCTCGGCGTCGATGGTGTCCGTGGTGTACGCGAAGTTCTTGTAGATGAAGCTGATCTTGATCTTCGGCACCGTGCCAACGGCAGTCGTGATTTCCCACGAATTCGCGCGAGCACCCGTGATGAGCAGAGTCGCCGCAGAATCAGGCCGCTGAAGAAGCAGCGTGAACGACTCCGACACATCCTCGAAACGCTTGTCGAACGCCGCCTGACAAGCGTAATAGACCGCTTCCGCGGCAACCGGCGTGGCAGTGAACCCGAAGGTCACCCCGTAGTATGCCGACGCAGTAATCGTGGTCGCCGAGCCCACCGCAGTTGGTCGGAGGATCTCGAAGTCGACGCTCGTACCTGGGCCATTCATTCCGATGACGTGGCCCTCGTCGACCGTGCCCGTGGTGACTGGGAAGGTATCGCCGTCGGTAGGTACGCCCGCCACGGTGTCTGCCGTACCGCCAGACTGGCCGGTGATATTACCCAGGAGCTTGCCGAGCGCACTACCCGCGAGTCGAAGCCACGGCGGCGGCTGGGTGCGCCCGGTATTGCCCGTCGACCCGTAGTCCGTCACCGTGCCGTGCATGTTGAACGTGAACGTGACTTCGCCCGAATCCTTGATTCCGAGTGCCTTGCAGGTATCGAAATCGTGGGTCGAAAACACCTGGGGAACTTCGACAAGCGGCTGCTTGGGAAGGCCCGAGGGCTTCTCCGCGAGTCGCGCATAGGCGCGATAGGTCGCGTTGGGCTGGAGCATGTACGTTTCAGCGCCCGTACCACCAGTCACATCGGTGGCCGCAACGATGCCCGGGTCAGTCCCGTAGGACGCCTCTGGCATATACCACAGCGAGAAAAACTCAGAGCGCTTGCCTGTCGTCATGGTGACCTACCTCCCGGCCGATTATCCGTAGACCTGGACCCGCGCCGTGATTTCCAGAATGTAGCGATTGGTGTCGAGAGTGATCACTTCACTCGACAACGGGATGATACCTTCGACGCAAATGCCCTCGCAAGACGCTGGGTAATTGGCCGGACGGGCAATCTCCACCTGAATCAGATGGTCATCGGCCGCAATGACGGCGTGGGTTTCGTCATTGTGATCCCCTGCGAAGTACCCGATACGAATGTTGATTTTGAAGATGCGGCGACGTTTCGTCCCGGTGCCATTGGCGAGTGGAGGCATCTCCGAAAGCCCGCCGTATTCAATTTGCACCTTGCGATCGATAGCCTCGCCCATCACGACATCCAGTCGATGCTCCATGTAGCGCGAGAAGCAATCAGCATGGAGGTCAGTGGTCGTGGGCGCGAGGCCGCCTTCTCCTGTGTCCGCATCCCGACACAGAAAGGTATAAATTCCTCGCATGACGCAATCCATTGCCATTAGTCATTCCCCTTCGGCATCGCAACCCTGCGGAACCACACACGACGAGGAGACTGAGCGACCTCGTTAGTCTGCACGGTGCCGTCCTGATCTTCATCAATAGCAGGCCGGAACACGCCGAGGATGGACGAGCGGTCCCTTTCCAGCATCTTGATGTAGTCCTCGGCCTGCCCGATATACCCAGGCGGAATTGGCAACGACTGATGGAAGACAGCATTGCGAATGGTCTGAATTACCGTCGCGTCACGAAGAACAGTCGACCCGTCCTGCACGACGAGATTGTGTCGAATACCCGACGCATACAGGTCTCGAACGATTTCGTCCCACGCCTGCCGCACGAGCGACTCCTTGTCCTTCACCTGGGACAGTTCATTGTCCGCATCCTTGCGGAGACGCACGACATCGGCCCACGTAGCCGGGCAATGAAGAGTCTGGCGAACCACGTCATAGATTCGGCGAAATGGATAAACCACACCGCCGACCGTTACACGCCAAGTAGCCATGACTCGACCCGTGAAATCGTCGGTCACATCCGACCAATCCACGGCGTATGAAACACGAATGCCCTTGAGCGTGTCTCCGACCTTGAGGCTGAAATCAATCCCTTCGTCGAAGCGAACTTCCGTCACAGCGCCAAGAGCCGTGTCGAACTCGCTCACCTTGACGTAGAGTTTGCGTCCACCTCGATTGAGCAAAAAGCGGCGGCCTTCCGCGGTCATGTCACCGATGGTCCCCGCCGTTCCGCTGGGTGCGACCGTCTTCCACGGCTGAGACTTCGCCGGGAGTGTCAGGACCAAATTATCCAAAGTGCAGGCCGCCGCCGACACGTCATCGAACGACGAATGAATGGTGGAGAGAGCCTGACCAGCCAGCGTAGTGATCGTGATAGTCGCAGCAGTCGGCTGGTCCGGTAGCACCTCATCAAGGTGCAACGTGCCTCCCTGCTGGTAAATCAGCACGTTGTAGTTCGACATCAGCCGCTCTCCCGTTTCTGAAAACGATCTCCACTGAGCACCGTCTTGAGTTCATGGCAATTAGCACAAAGCAATTGCCAATTCTCGGGACGATTATCGTGATGATTTCCGTTGATGTGGTCAACGTGAATCTGACAAACGTGTTCGGGTATGAAGCCACAGCGAACACAAACGTGCGGATAGGTTTGTAGGGCTCTCCAGCGATAGCCACGAATTCCGCTATTCTTGCCTTTGCCCACCTTCTCTCGACGGCATAATTCGCACAAAGAACGATAGGAGCGTATGCCGGCAGCGTTCACCCAGGTTTGATTAAGTGGACGCTGCCGGCACTGAGGACACGTCGGGCGATGGTCTCGCCCATCACTCCCGACGGTTAATCTCATTACGCGCCAGCAGTGCCGATGATGCCTCGCCAGTTGTCGGCGATCACGGCCAGTTGCATCTTGACGTGCCAGGCCCAGTCATCCGTACCCTGGATGACGAAGCCCGGGTAGAGCACTGGGAGTCGCGCCCACACGACGTTGAGCGGGCTCTGATCGCTCAGGAGGAACGTCGCATCCGCATCCGACAGGAGCGGGTTGACGTACGTCTGGAGCTTGTAGGACTTCGCGATCGCGCTGATGGTGTTCGGACCACGATTGCTCGACACATCCGTGGTATACTCCGAGCCGGTCAGGCGAACGTTGTTGCCCCAGTTGGCCTGCGACGTGACGAGCAGACGCGGCTTGTACGAATTGCCCACGATACCCGTCTCGTTCGGGGTACGCGCGAGCAGTTCGAGCATCGCCTCGGCAGTCGTCTCCGAGAGGTCCGCTGGCGTCGCGAGAGCATTCGAGCCCGTGCCGCCACCAGCGAGCGGATGATCCGTCGCGCAGAGCGGCTTGGTGGTGTCGTACTTGGTCGGGTACGAGGTGTTGAACGCGCGATTCAGCATGTCGAAGATCATCACCTTGACGGTGTGATCCATGACCGCCGCCATCAGTTCCGGATACCGCTCGACGATGCGCGACCGGCCAAAGAGACGAAGCTCCTCGGTGGCCTTCATGCCGAACTTGTAGATATCCGTGGTGACGATCGTCTCCTTGCCGGCCGACGGAGCAAAGTAATCATACTTCGCGCCTTCGTTCGACAGCGGAGCAGTCGCGAGGCCGAGATAGTTCTCGTTCACGCGATAGCGATCATCACCCTGAAGGAACGTCTGACGAACGAGGGGGAGAGCCTCGTCGAGACGAACGTCCCACGCCTCGAAGAAATGGGCACGATACCGATCGTCGACCTCCCGTGGGAGGCCCGCAATTGAAGCCTGTCCGGACATGATCTACCTCCTAACGGAAGGTGAGTGGATTGAGGAAACTCAGGACTATTACGCCTTGAGTTCGTGCGCCGCGATCTGCACGACGATGTATGCGGTGGAATCCCACGCAGGAGTCCAGTTGCCCGCGCCAGTGCTGCCCTCGATCGTGCGGCCCGTGAGCAGCGGATCGAAGTCGGCCGAGACGCCGCGCTTCACGAACAGAACGTTCGTGGCGGTCGCGTCCAGATCCGCGAGGAAGGTGCCGCTCGAAACCACGATGTCGTGGGTCTCACCGACCTTGGTCTGCGTGGCCTGGGCCGAGTTGTCCGCCTTGCAGAGGAACTCCGCAGCCGGATCGTCGTACACGAGAATTGGATCATTCGCGGCCGAACTCGTCACCGCCGAGCCTGCCACACCAAGAATCTTGGTGCTGGTCGCATCCGCGATCACGACGTTACCCGCCGAATTGAAGCACACGAGATCACCGACCGCGATGGTCTGCGACGCCGCGCACCGATGCCGCGTCATACGGCTTTCCTTGAGAACCCGAAATCCTGGCATGGTGCCCTCCTTCTAGTCAGTCCGAATTAGGCCGGACGAATGACCTCTTCCTTCTTCGTGGGCGCGTCGACCTGTTCGATGATCGCCCCGGATTCCTGTCGCGCCTTCTGAGCTTCCGCGTTGTTCACGGGGTTGGCAGAGGCCAACTGCTCGCGCATGATCTTGTCGAGATGGTGACGCTCGATATCGCCATGCGTCTTCGGACGGAGCATCAGCTTGAGCCCGCCCTGCGTGATGTCCTTGAGTTCCGGATCGTAGTGGCTCGGCGACCGATACCCCTTCGCGTGAACGATGCTGAGTCGCTCGTCCCGGTTCTCGACGAAGCGCGCCTCCAGGAGGCCGCCCGCCGTGTAGTCCTGCCCATAGAGCTTGAGATCGAACATGCCGGCCTTGCCCTCCAGGAGCGTCGGTCGGAACGACTGACTCTCCGCTTCGAGCTTGGCCCTCACGCGCTCGGCGAGCGTCTTCGGCTTCTCCTGCTTCGCGGCAGGAGCCGGGGCGGGAGCGGCCGGAGGAATGATTGCTTCTGGGGTCTGCTTGGGGTTGTCCTTGCTCATGTCACGCCTCTCGCTTGGTAGCACGGGTCGCTTCCAGGTTCTTCAGGAACTTGTCAGCGCGAGCCTTGTCGCTGCCGTAGGTCCGAAGGGCGTACGCGCGATCCTCGTCGGTGATCACGCTCGCCTTCTTGCGGTCGCGCGACCCGGAAGTACCAGGGGCCGGAGGCGCCGCTGGCGTCTGAACGGCACCCTCTCCGAAGACGCCACGGTACTTGTCGTCTTCCTTGATGCGACCGACGAAGGCATCGAAGTCCTCCTTGCCGTCGTATCGCTTGAGAATCGCGTCGGCGAAGTCAGGATGCTTCAGGCCCGCGCTCACGAGAGAAGTCACCTTCTCCTGCTTCGCGATCACCGCATCCTTCTCCTTCACTGCCCGCTCGAACTCCTGAGCCCGATCGCTCGCCTCGGCGAGTTCGGCCTTCAGTCGTTCCGTCTCGGTCATCGAGGCCCTCTCGCTCTTGGTCTTGAGTTCCTCGAATTCCTTGTTCCGATTTCCGAGAGCCCCGGTAAGGCGCGAAACCTCGGCCTTCAGCTTCTCGATCTCGGAGGGGGTGTCGTTATTGGTCTTGTCAGTTCCGGCTTCGCTGCCGGGCGCTCCCTGCGTACTCATGCGGCGCTCCCTTACTCTCCGTTGGTTACCCGGCGGAGGCCCGGGTCATGGGCGCCATGCCTATGTGTGCGTACAGTAGCGATTGTAACCGACGGTCGTCAACACCCTATCGGACACCCCATATTTTATCCAAAACGAGTTCGAGCGCTTCCCCGCCCAGGCTGTCGAGTTCCGCCTGATTGAGGTCGAACATATCGTCGCGTGGACCCTTCTCAGAGCCCTTCATAGCTGCCTCGGCCACCTCGTCGTTGATGGCGGCTCCGAAGCCGAACAGGAGAGGCTCAGTGCTTGCGGCGATGGGGAAATGACGCCAGTCGCGCCAGAGAGCGCCTGTGTTCTCAAGCACGAACTTATCCTCTTCGAGCCCGACATCCTTGCGATATTGCTTGTAGCCGCCCTTATAGAACTTCGGCAGCCCTCCGCTCGGAGACTTCTTTTTCTTGCGGTTCTCGTCCACAACGAGAGGTCCCTCGTGATAGCCGGCGAGCTTGGCATCCGCGCCCATGCCTTGCAGACGCACGCGATTCCGGATGAGATCGCGAATCATCGGCGCCAGCTTTGTACGAATAGCCCGACGCAAGTCGGAAGTTGTCGATGCTCTCCAGTCGAGCTTGATGGTGCCCTTGAAACTCACGACTCCACCGTCCATCCTAAAGCACTGATTTGTGCGCGGGTGACAGGCACCCAGACATGCCGGCAGTTGTACCCGCCACAGAGCATCTTGACGTTCGGCGGCACATACGAGTGCAGAAGCGGATGATTATTGAGCTTCTCGATCCCGCTATCGGTATACAGGATCTTATTGCGCACAATGGCGCCGCAGAACGGACGATTGCGTGCATCCGAAGGTCCGGCATATCGCCACACTCCAGTCCCTCCACGTCCTACCTCTTCCATGAAGAGTCGGTCGTACATGGACATGGAGGTGTCGAGCGAGCGAACGAAGTCAGCCAGCCCGGATTCAATCGCCTTTTCGATAGCTTGAATCAGTTCCTCTCCGCGTTTTTGATTCATAATGGCTTCGCTCGTCTTCGTCGTGACGTGAGCCGCCATGACACCGACATTCGAGCGCATCTGCGCAATAAGCGGAGAAGTGTCAACCACTTGCTGACCGAACTGCTGAGTGAGAGCCTCGGCCCGCTGGTCCAAAGGCACTCGCTTGATGAGATTCTCTTCAATCAGTTCCAGCAGCAGCGCCAACCAAAATCCCAGATTGACGAGATCCTCGTCGGACTCGGGGTTCAGTTCTCGCAGAATTTTATCTGCCAGCAAGGGCACAACCGACTCCGCCTCTTCGAGGAAGGAATCGGAAATGCCCGCCAGTTCGGCCCAAAGCTCATCCATTACTTAGCGCCCTGCGGACCCTGCGCTCCGACCTTCTGATTGCCACTGAAAGCCGTGGTGTTCCCGCCCGCCCGTGAAGGCTCCTTGTCCTCGTTCATCGGGCGATTGCCGTTCTGACCGATACGCGGTGGACCTCCAGGACCAGCAGCCCTCGCCATGTCGAGCAACGTCGCAGGGCGATACTTGTCGTTCTGCTTCTTGACGATTTCCGCCACGTGCTCGGCCGCCGTGATGCTGATACGGCGCTTCGCGGCGATGACCTCGGGCAGGGACACGACACCCAGATCCATCAGGCCCTTGATGGCGATCGAATCGGCGAGCGGATCCACCACGGGCTCCAAGTCTCCGAACTCGCACTCCATCGTCACCGTTTCGTCGACCGTCGGGAAGCGATGGACCGTGGGGAGCTTCTTCTTCGACTTGGTGTGAGTGTTCCAGATAATGGCGCAAAGCCACATCGACTCCCACTCGTACTCCAGCCACTTCGGGAATTCCTGTTCACGCCGCTCCGTGAGAGCCATGCGGCTGAGCGCACGAGACACACCGGACTGAATTTTGGACTCCGAATCCACCATGTCCGGATCGACGCTCTGGAGACGTGCGAACATCTTCAGCATGCGATTCACGGCCGCCACGAACTCCGACACGGGCGCGGCGGGGTGCTCGAACGAGAACTTCGCCTGATCGTCACGGAGCACGATAGGAGACGCGGGCGCATACCCCTGGGCTGCGACTTCTTCCACCGTGGTGCCTGTGAACACCGGAACACCGAATCCCTGAAACTCCATCGTGTTTCCGACAGCGGTCAGATGGCGATCGATCGCTTGATTCTGGAGAACGATCATGTCCGAGCCCGGGTCGTGGATCTGCGTCGTGATATTCTCGTGCGTCACGATGATCGGCTTCACCGACTCCCCGTTCACGTCGGTGTAGGGATTGACGTTGACGCCGGGTTCGGTGCAGTCCGGATCCATGAAGGGCTGATTTTCGACGGTTTCGTACCAATACAGATCACGCCACCAAACCTGCCACACGGTCCGTCCACCGTCGGTTTTGTCCTGCTTCGACTCCCACGCGACATTCTGGGAGATTGCCACGCAGCAATCAGGATGCTGGATATCGTCGGGAGCCTCGGCCGACGGGATGACGTGAACGCGCCACGGCTCCAGATTCGTCTTCTTCAGACGGTTGTAGCGCTCGTCAAACGTCACCATCTGGAACGCCGTTGCGAACAAGCCAGTCCACTTGCACAACTGATCCGAAATCAGATCGTGACGACAGCCCTTCATCAGGACGGCAAGCGTCTTCGAGGCTTCCTCGTCCTTCTTGCCGTCCTTCACGATATCTCGACGCTTCGCCGGCACCATATAGACAACCTGTCGGTTGTTGATGATGACGGGCGTGAGATTGATGGTCATCGGCTGGACAATGGATTCCTTCGTCGCGTCTGGCAGCATAGCGCGAACGTTGTCCCAGCCCGGCCCGGAGAGCGTACTTCTCCACGTATCCGGTGTGATGGTGTCCACTTGCTCCAGCAGCGACGCATTCTGCACAACCTGAGTGCCGTCGTAGTAGTCCTTACGACGACGCATCTCAGCGGTGTACTCAGATGAGAGCCACTCCTTGTATTTCTTGTGGCCTCGGCGCTGAGCATGAAGCTCGTCGAGTTCCTCCGGCACATACGTCGCGGTGGGATTCGCAAGATCGTGAGCAACGTACATTATGACCTCCGTGTGTGCCGACTGTACTTCTTGAAGCCGCCGAACGTCTTCGCTGCCAACTTATCCGCCTTGAAGTCGCGCACGGCCTTGCCGTAGGTGTTGTGCTCGTACTCCATCAGGATGTAGTGGAGCGCATCGATCGGATGCTTCCAGTATTTGATGGTGGCCGCGTCGGGCTTGTCCTCGAACTTCTCGTCCATGTCCTTGATGGCTTCGAGCGCGAAGTTCTTGATTCCGTTGATGATTCCGCCTTTCTTACGGTTGGTCGGCTTCAGGCGCTTGTTGAAGACGATGCGGTCATTTTTAAGCAATTCTTCCAGCGCCTCAAGACGCAACCGCAATACGGCGTTGTAGCCTCGCACGTCCTTGTAGTGCGGGCGAACGCGCAGAACCTTGAAAACAATGTCCGCATCGGTGTGCTTGCCGCTCGAACGGTGCTTGCTCGCATCGCGAGGGTCCATCCCGATATAGCGAATGTTATTCCAATTGTACCCGCGCTTGAGGAGTTCCTTGGCGGCATCCTCAGTGTTCATTCCCTGAATGACGATTTCGTCGTAAATGCACCAAATGTTTTTCTGGGGATGGTGATAGGCAACGATGACGGACCCGGTGGACCAGCCTGGATCCCAGCCGATGTCGTACTTGATACCGGGATAATCGACAGGCCAGTCCAACACCTTGAGATGCCGTTCTTCCTCAAATAGGTGAGCGAAGCGCTGGCCGCCAATGCCTTTCACCCACTTACCCATTGCCTGCATTTCGATATAGGCTTCCGAGTTGCCCACCATGTCGTCACAGAATTTCCACGTGAGGGTGGGGTTGTTCAGCGACGTATCCGCGAACACCTGGACGCCTGCGCGAGGAATATCGGTGTCCGGGTCGTAGAACTCGTCGTACATGAAGTGTCCCTTCTCGGGCGTGCCTACACAGGCCACGAGAAGGAAGCCGTCCATGCCGCGAGAGTCACGAACGCGGTTCTTGGCGCGCGAGTAGATTTGCTCGTTTTCGAGCATCGTCGCCTCGTCCATGTACAGCGCGATAATGTCCGATGCGACGGCGGCCTTCTCGTCGTGCATGCCGTAGAACAGGAACTTGACCCCGTTCGCCATCTCGCAGCGACGTTCGTCTTTTGAATCAAACCAGCCGTTGCGGGCGCGTCCGGTGGGCTTTGTGAGTTGGCGGCCGATCTTCTCCTCCCACGACGCTAGAGTGCCTCGAAATTCCGGCACCGTACGTCGAGTCAGATATGCAGAATTCGGAGCGGCCATGACCATCACAAGCGGGTTCTCGTCGTAGTCCAGACGGCCCTCCCACCAGCCATCCTGCTTGGCGTGATCCATCAAGGCGCGCATGACGAGCACCTTCGAGTTGTGAGTCACCGTGAAGTCGGCCAACAGGAAGCGCGCATCCCCGTCCAAGGCAAACCCGTAATACTCCTCATTGCCTAGAGGAATAATGTCGAATCCTGTACGCAACGGATTCTTGATCTGGCGTCGCTCGGGAACGGGTTTTATACGCGACGGAATCTGACTCACGTCCGAGAGTGAAACTCTCCAGTATGTTCCCGCTGCTCCAGTTTGGCAAGATTTCACGCACTGGTTGATGGTCGCCGAAATTCCCAAGGAGCGAGCAATAAATACCACATCATCGGCCAACTGCTTCGACTTGGAGACATAATCGTAGCAATTGAGATTGACCGAGCCGTCGGTATCCATCAGACCCGCAAGAATTTGCTGTCTAACCTCTCTCGACCCTGTTTTGTACTCAAAAGGAATGAATTTGTCGGCCGAGGTCTTACCGAAAATTCTTAGTTTCCTCAAAGCCGTAGTCAGCGGATTGGTCTTCCCGGCAGTTCCTACAGCATAGTAAGTCGGCGCTGTTCTATCCTCCCCTGAAGTGGTGACATGCAAGCCGAAGCGTGCGGCTTCTGTCTTAAACGCCTCCACGAGCACTGGAGACATGGTGGTGAAACCGACTGTCTGAGTAATGTTTCCGTCGCCCAACAGCAGTCCAAACACGTATGGGTCCACTTCAATCGGCGCCTTGTTACCCTCAAAATCTAAACCAACCTTGAACAATTTCCAACGCTTCTTCATGGCCGGACCCCAGGTCAGCCACTCCCTCACCGGCACGTCTCGAAGGTCTCCATCCTTCCACTTCGAGAACTCCTTGGTCCCGCTGCACACCAACGTAAGGATGTGATCAGCATTAACAAAATGCGACTCACCTTTAACAGGACGCACCTCGAACATCTGTCCAAATCCTCGTGCGGTATTTTGAACTATCCGAGTTCCCGTAAGTCCTGCGACACGATCTCCGATCACGATGTCTTGTACCTTTCTGACCTCTCCAGAGGCCATAAGGATCTCGGTATCCTTCCTAAAGCACTTGCCGTAGCCGGCGCCCGTAAAGAGGCCGATCTTCTTCGCTGACGCCTGAAGGAAATCCGCCTGTCCCGGCCAGACCAGGATTTCCTCCATTCGCTGGTCGAAGGCGAGGCCGCCGTCTTTGACACGTACGACGCTCATGCTTCCACCGAAAGTTCAGCTTCCAGCACCTCGTAATCCAGATTGTGGTACTTCGCGAGTTCGCGCGCGTCCTTGGTCCGGCCCAAGCGAATGAGCTTCTGAACCTGATTGCTTGGCGAGGGCGCGGTAATCTGGAATGTGAGATTCGCCGGCTTCGGCTTGTCCTTCACCTTGTCCGCGTGCTCCTTCTTCAGTTCGAGTCGCGTCTTGCGCATCTCATAGACAGCCTTCTCGGCCGTGAGCGCGACTTCGACCCGCTTGGAGACATCCTTGTCGGACAGAGGCGAAATCACCGGAACGTCACGGCTGTCGCCCATCTCCACGATTTCGCTAGGAGCGTACTGTTGCTGGGCTACGCCCTCCAACGCACGACGAAACGACACGCGAGCGAGAGTCTCCATGCGCCGGAGACCGTCCGCCGTGTCGTCGAGATCAGCATCCGTGACCTCCATCATTTGCTTCATTTCTTCCGGGAGACAGTGCTGCCAGCCGGGGCGTTGTGGTTCCATACCACCTCCATCTTGTGGAGGTACCACGAGACGGTTACAATCTCAACAGAGATGTAACTGAGGTGGCCCGTGAACCTGCTTGAGCAACACCTACGTAACCGAGGCATCCGGATTGAATCATTTAGCGTTCACACCGGAGAGTTGGCCCGTAAGGGAGAAGACCGCAAAGGCCGTCGCTGGACACCTGAGTGCGCAAGCGCTCTCAAGCATTTCCAGCATGCGTTCTTGGCTAATACACCATTCCTGACCGTACCGAAAGACCCCAAGGAACTACGTGACTTGCGCCACGCTCTCGGGGCTCTGGGTATGAAATGCGTGCTCGTTGACGGACGACTAGCAGTGAGCGAGAATTGGCCCGTACGGGTTTACGCTCTAGCGCTTCATCCGGCTGTTATGACTTCGTGGGAAGATTGGGGGCGGCGGATCGCAAACGATTGCGATTCCTTTGACGAACACGGTCGAGTAGCTCCACGGGTAGCATCTGACACTGCTCCGTGAGCCAGCATTCGTCGAACGGCTCGTGATCGGGATATTCATACTTCGCCAGCACCGGATAACCGCGCTTTTCCTCGAAGCACCGCATCAGCCGCGACACCACGGCAACAGGGTTCTCGCGAGGCCAGTGCAGCGTTATTGGGCCTCCCAGTGAAACGACGTGCTTCCTCCAGTCGTGTCGGTCAACCTTCATCGCCCATTCAGCGCGATACCCGCCCGACAACGCCCACCACGTCTCCACAACGGCGCGGACAGCCCCAGTCATCGGCACTGGCAGAAGCACGTTATCGTGCCTCCACCACACACGCGAACGTCCTGGTGCTCCCTGGAACCACACCATGCGAGTCGTCACAGTGGTGTCCAGGTCTCCCAAATACGTCGCGGCGATAGAGGCAAACGCATAATCCCAGTTCTCCTGATCGAGGTAGAACTGGACGATGCGTTCGAGGTCCCCAAGTTCCAGGGGCTCAACCGGCGCCTTTATCCGAAAATGCGTGTAACGGTCGAGCCCCTGATAAACGGTCGGGAAGGCAATCAAAGGCACGTGCGGGATGGGCGGAATTATCATCTTCCGCAATCGCCGCTTCAGGTCTGCGACCCCGCGCGAAAACTTGCCTCTGGGGACGAACATCCTATCCCTCGATCACGTCGGCGATACAGAGATGACGGGCGATCTTCCGCATCTCTTTGATGATGCCGTCGATGACGAAATTGGGTGTTGGGCGCTCGCGCTCCCTCTGTAAGCGGAGCCGCCTCTCGCGCTTGTACCGATTACGAGCACTCATCTCAGGAACCTCTTCAATTCGTCGAGCGCCCACATCATCAGCCCTTGGACGAGATACGCCTGTCCCTCGTCTCCGAGCTTGCCGTTGATTGCTTCTTCCACGTACTGGAGAACGTGAACGAGTTCGTGAGCAATCAGCCCGAGGATGCAGTCCCGATCGCGGGACATCAAATACTCAAGATAAAAGACAATCACGATCTCGTCATAGCACTCATCTTTCGAGAAGACCGACACGCGGGCGGCAGAATCGGACTCGTACTTCCGATCCACCAGCCCGAGTCGCTCACAGAACGCTTTCCAGGCACGAGGGTGCCAGACCAACGAAATCCGGCACGGATACGTATGCTTGTCAAAGATAGCCGGCTCTCGTTGGACTGGGACTTTCATCGCGTACCGTACACGTCGTCGAGCGGCAAGCAGCGCAGGCGACCATCCTCGAACTGCACGAGTTCCGTCGCCCCGACACCGCCGTGCGAGGGGAAGCAGATTTCATCGCCCAGCGAGAGTCCGAAGGAATCAGTGCCCCGAGCGAGCCCGATGACCCGTCCCCAACGCACATTACCCTCCTGAGTGATCTGCTCGGCCCCGGCGCTGATATGCAGCCGGCTCTTGGGCTCGGGGTCGAGATGCTCCACGAGCACCCAGCCCGGGGCCGGGAGCATCGCGGGGGACTCTCCCCTGGGCGTGCCGATCGCCACGATTTCGTCGTAGCGAATGTCGATGATGTGCGAGTTCTTGCTCTGGTTCGCGCCCGCGACGCCGCGCACAGCGATGATCACCCCAGGGCGAATACGCTGCGTCTCGAAGTTGGTTCGGTAGTCGCGCTCCTTACCGAAGAAGCGGAACTTCCATGCCTCGGGGTCTTCTCCTACGATGCGAACACGGAGCATGAACGCCTTCACGTCTTCCGCTTCGGTGTCGTCCGTCCCGACGATGACGAGCCCGCCTTCGGTGACGCCAGAGATGGGGATGTCTCCGATTCCCTCCACGTGCTCCACCACGCTCTGGTGGTACTTCTCACACGTGAGATGCCCCTTCAGGGGACGAACCGAACCATCCGCAATCACCTTCTCCCAGTAATTGTCGTTCAGCATTTGATTCCTTTCTCCGTTGGTAGGGCGTACGGGATTTGAACCCGTGTTACTGGCGTGAAAGGCCAGCGTCCTAGACCGCTGGACGAACGCCCCATAAAAGAGGCGACCCCGCGCGAGAGGAATCGTCGAGACTCACGCGCGGGGGTCGAAAGCAACTGGAGGCCGGGGGACGACTCGAACGTCCGACAAGCGGGTTAACAGCCCGCTGCTCTAAACCAACTGAGCTACCCAGCCATGGTGCCCTCGTCTCGGGTGGACCTCCGACGAGGGCGGGCGTCATACCTACGTCACTCACATGAGATCCTGACAGGGCCTCGCGGCACGAGCACCTGTAGGATATGACTAATCCGGTATGCCTCCGGATGTCTGGTCTGGAATGCAGGACTTGAACCTGCGACATTCGGCTCCCAAAGCCGACGCTCTACCAAGCTGAGCTAATTCCAGATGAAGCCGCGCCCTCGGGACAAATCGCGAAGGCGGGGCACAATCCCGGCAAGAGCACGAGAGGTGGGATTACTCCCTCTCGCTCATCGGACTCAGAGCCCTATCAGGGCGTGGAGTCGGATTTCACTCGTCGTCGCCGTCCTCGTCGGTCTCGGCCGCCTTCTCGGCAGCGTCCTCCTGGACCTTCGCGCGCTTCTTGCCGGCCTTCGGCTTCGTAGCGGCGGTGCGCTTGAAGACCGGGACCACCTCGTCGACGACCTTGGTGATCGCGAGGCTCTGGCCCTCCTGAAGCTCCTGGAACTCGTCGGTGTCCTCGGCTGCCTTGATCGCCGCCGCCTTGGTCTTGAGGCCCACGACGAGATTCGCGCCCGTGCGGGTGTCGACGACGCTGAACATGCCGTTCTGGAAGTTGGCCGCGACCTCGGCCGGGGTTGGGGTGTCACTCATGTGCTGTGCTCCTTGGGTTGCTGTGTCTATCTACTAATTCCTACCGACTTTAGTAGGAAATTAGTAGTTCATTCTCAGAGGTCGATGACCCGACGCTCGGCGACGTTCATCTTCGGCGGGGACGCGCGAAGCGTGATGTTGCCGCCACGGGTGCCGCCGAAGAAACGGAGCGTGCCGTCCTTCTCGCGGAACAGGATGCCCGAGAGACTCGCGACGGCGTTGTTCGCGATGTCGTTCAGGGCCTCCTTCTTCTGCTCGACGAGCGCCTGGGCCTCTTCGACCTCCTTGCGCGCGTTCTTCCAGTTCTTCACGACCGCCTTGGCGTCGGAAACCGAAATCGTCTTCTCGTCACTCATGTCTGCCTCCAGGGTTGTTGCTTTGTCGCGTTTCCGGCGCGACGGACGAATGATTAAATCGCCTTTTCTGGCCCGATTGTCAACCGGGAAAGAACGGGAGACCCATGACGCGCTCCATGATGCGAAGCGCGGTCTCGCTCGAACGAGCCTTCTGCTGCGCAGCGTTCGGGAACTCGGCGAGGAAGCCCTTCACCACGACGGCGGCCTCGTTGATACCGAGCAGCACGTGATAGCAGCGGCGCACGCGATCGATGCCCTCGGCCTCTTCCGGCTGCGAACGCGCGTGCGCGAACTGGGTCAGGACGCGATCATACTTCACGGTGAGGTCATCCACGACCTTGGCAACGAGATACGAGAACATCTCGATATCCGTCGCCTCCACCCCACCGCGCGAGCACGGCGAGAGGCGGAAGAGGATGCCTGGGAAGACGGCGCCCGTCTCGGAATCGGTGATGTTGATCTGAGCGGTCAGCGGCTTGGTCATTTGATTACTCCTCGAAAATCGCCGGAATATAGTACGGCGGCAGGCGCGTCGGATTCGGGAGCACGTGTTCCCCGAGCGGGGTGCGGAGGATTGAATGAATCTCCCAGTGCTTCACGCCCGGCGCGAGATTGTCCGCATCTAGCCCTGCTACGCGGGAAATGTCAACCCGCTTCCCTTCGTGCTCGACCACCGCCGTAACCGATCCGGTGAACTCGCGGCAGAACTGGAAAATAGGAAGACACTGCTCAATATCCAGCGTCGTCCATTCCTCGTTCTTCTCGTTGAGCAGCTTGCCGAGGAGCGCGAGGTCGAATTTGCTAAAATCCAATTCGCAGGTGGTGTTGTTGGGGATACGCCCTGCCTTCATCTCCGGCAGCTTCGTCACGCAGAGAGGCAGCGCCTTGCCCGTCGAGCGGATGATGCTGTTCTTGCGTTCAGCCCGCTCCGGCTGGAACGCAATGGACTTGAGCGCACCGTAGAACATCGGGCGCGTCATCTCCTTATGCAGACCCCGGCCGATGAACGGCTGAATCTTCGCCCACAGGAGATTCACATGGACGAACTGAACCAAATCCGGAGACCACTGCTGGGTGCTCGTCTTATCGACGAGTTCCATCACGAGTTGGTTCAGATGGTCCAGATTACCCGTTCTGTCGAACGTGAATCGGAAGCGCGGGGGCGCGGTCTGCACGTTGCCGTGGGACGAGCGCGTGACATACTTGACGCCCATGAATCATTTCCTCGGGAGTAGCGCGCACGCTACATAGAAGTAGAACGCCCCAGCCGCCATGAACGCCATACAGCCGGGGAGATTGCCCTTCTCCAACGAGTCTAAGGCGCTGGTAAAGCACTCGATTGCGCACTCCAGCGAACTCTTCAGCGTCGGAGGTTCAGTTGTAGAGGTTGCGATAGACGACTTCGATTCCGAAGAATCGGGCGAGTTCGATTTCACGCTTCATTCCCTCCGAGATACCTCGGTCCTGGTAGACCGCGAGGATATCACATTGAGTCAAAAGACGCAGACCGATACGCATCCCCACCGCAGCCTCCGACGGAATCATGTCGTCGAGAATCTGGGTATAGAGCAGATGCGGGGCCACCGCGACCTCGCCGCGTGTGACCACCGCATCCTTGAGCGCCTCGCGCGCGTAGTCGAGATTGATGAGGTGCCCTTCCTTGGTGGGGGCACGACACGGACTCGCGACATACACGAGGCAATCGGCAGCGTCGAGATGACCCTCGTCCAAGAACTTCTGGACCCACTCGTCCTTGGGTTGGGGCTCCGGCTTGGGTTCGGAGCGCTCGAAGGACGGGAGTTCGTATTGTTCATGGGCGAAGGACATAGGCACCTCTCAGAGTCGCTGAGCCCCCTTGGCCCAGACCGAGACGGTCACAGGGAACCTCGGAACCCCGTCCTCTGTCCAGTTCTGAAATCTAACCGTTCCGGTGCCTCCGATGTAACTGGCGCGCTGCTCCAGAAGCATTCGATTGTGCTCGACGCCTCCGCGAATACCGCTGCCGAACACCTTGCCGTCCTTCGTCTTGTACTCGATTCGACCCGCCATCCCAGAGCGGTTGCCGACGCCTTCCACGATGTCGTGAATGATGAATTCCTGGTCCAGGAACTCCTTGCGCTTCAGGAGATTCTTGGTGCGCTTGAACTCGTACTGGGACTTGGGATTGCGGATCATCTGACCCTCATACCCCTCCCCGAGGTAGTTCCGGTACACGAGGTCGAGATGCTCCTGATCGGGGCAATAGGCCGAGTAGACGCGCTGAATACAGGACGGCAGTCCGTACCCTCCGTTGTCTTCCTCATCTTCCGAGAAATCGAACAGTTTCTCGTCGATGAACATCTCCGAGAAATCGAACAGTTTCTCGTCGATGAACATCCAGCGGGCGGTGTACTCGTCCGCCGACTGAATATCGAACACGTGATACTGAATCAGTGCTTTCGACTTCGCGAGGTCTGCATCCGTCGGCTTCTGCTTCTTCGTGAGCGAGACGATCTGCTCGAACTCTGCCTTCAGGTCGTGATTGTAGAGTTCACCGTCGATGACCAGATTGGGGTAGTCGACGAATACATTATGGAGCGCCTCCATGATGTGTGGACACGAGACGATGGGCTTGCCGTTCCGACTCCAGAGCCCGTCCTTCCTCGCAAGGCAGCGAATTCCGTCGAGCTTGGGTTGGGAGTAGACCGGGAACGTGACGTGCTTGGGCGCGTACTTCTCGGCCAGCATGGGCTCGCGGAAGGTGCTCACGAGCGCGGCATCCACCGTGTCGCAATACCCCTCGTCGCGCTTCTTCTTGTATGCGGCAGCGATCTCGAAATCGGCCTGTTCCTTGGGTCCGCGCTCATTCGCTCGGCCGGCGTTCGTGGTCTGCGCATCCGTCCACTCCGACCGCACGAGCGTGGCTCCTTCGGCCCCTGACACCGTGCGGTACTGATGTTCGCGCTGCTCGATACCCCACTTACGCAGAGCACCCTTGGAGTCGCGCTTGTAGAGATTCGCCAGTCTGATGATCTCGCTCATAGAACCTCGTCGGTAGCCGGAGCGAACTCCGGGGTAGGGGAGTTGTCGATTTGCTTAAATTCAGGAGGGAAGCTCTCCGGCCAGACCTTACCGGCATGTCCCTTATCGGGAAGAGTGAGACAGAAAATCGCCGTCCACGGAATCGTGCAAAGGAAGTTCCGTCGACTGAACGACAGCATTGCGACGATGCCCTCGTGCTCGATCCGAAACACCGGCAGGTTGAATCCGACGGCGATGTTCACCCGCAGGATTTCATCCTTCTTGAACTGCGAAGGAACCACGACATCGGGTCGACGAGGGTCCAGATGAACCATCACCACGCCCTCGGCCAGCATCGCCGAGAAATACTGCTCTTTCTCCGTCGGCACCTGATCCATGCCGGTGAGGTCGGTTTCCATGCTACCCATCCCACCGAATCTGGTAGTTCGTGCCCGGGTCCATGCAGGGCGGCATCTTGTGAACGCGATATCCGGACGCCTGAAGTTTCTCGACGATGACCTCGTTGACGAGCCCTCCGCCCATCCAGTCGTAGTCGGAGACCGAGAGGATGCGCTCGCCCTTCATCGCGGCCTGTCGAATTCTGTCATAGATGGCCCGCAGCGCGATTTCTGCCTTCTCGTTCGCGTCCTGCCGCTCCCTCTTCTGTCGAGCGTCCTCGCGCATGGCGTGATTGTCCGCATCCTGCTTGGCGGCGCTCGCGAGGTACACACTTCCGACGATGGACTTGGCTTCTGCCTTCTTCGCTTCCTCTTCGCGCGCACGCTGCCACGCGCTGCCTTCCCAAGCACTCATTTCACCGCCTCCACATTAGAGACCTTGGCGAGGTTGTAGGCGCGTCCTTCTCCTCGACGGCCTTGAGTTCGGTCTCGGCCTCCAGCACCTTGCGCTTGAGGATTTCGAGACGAGCGCGAACGTCGGAAATTTCGGACAGAGCTTGCATGGATTCTCTCCTCAGCATTGCCCGACGAGATAACCAAGCGAAAAAATCGCGGTCACCGGCAGGCAGATGTAGACAATCACAAACGCCAGGACACTTTGCCAATCGTTCATGGGTGCTCCTTAAAAAGAGACGGCCGGCTGTATCGGCGCCGGCCAGACCCGTCATCTAACTCAGACAGCAAATGTATGCGCGCTCCGTCACTAGCGCGGGCGAGGACCATCTGAGAATTGCGGAGTGAGAGCCCCCGAGGAGAATCCCTCGCCTACTAGCACGTCTACAGCCTACGCCCGGCTACAATCTGGGTCGGACAGACGCGCGAGCCTTTCTCCTACCACGCAAATGAATCCTTTGTCTAGTGCGAGTAGTGCGACGACAGCAGCCATCGAGGGGCGCCCTCGTACTCGATCTCGTACTTGGCGCACGACGATGATCTCGCCCGGAATCCACTCATTCATCGGCCGATTCCGGCTGTTTGTGCATGTCGGCCGCGAACGCGAGGACCGCCCAGTCCAGCGTCTCCCACGCCTCGTCCTTGCCCTTGAACTCCGCGAGCGTCGTGGTCTTCTCGGGCAGCTTGATGTGGCGGTCGAGCGGGATGTCTTCCTCGTACTTGCGGATCTTGGTCTCCCACTCGGGTTCCGGCGAGCACATGGGATTGCCCTCCGCGTCGAACAGAGTGACGGGCTCGGGCGGCGTACCGAGCGCCACGAAATGAGTGCGCCGGCACTTCACCTCGCCCTTCTTGTTGGGCATCGCGTTCACATCGAACATCTGGATGCACCGGAGCACACGGAACTCCGGAGTGGGCGACTCGTGTTCTTCGATGAACATGCCGATGTGACGAGAATGAATCATTTTACTCTCCTGGTACGGAGGTTGCTCTCAATTGAGAGCAACCGTAGTTAGATCCATATTGAGGTCAGAACACCGCTTCGACGATCGTCCAGTCGGTCGCCAGCATGTCCGGCTGGGACGCGAGCCATCCCGGCTGCCACACTCCCTGCGCGGTCCACATCGCGATGTAGCCACCGACGTTGAGATCGCCGATGGGGACGAACTTCTTCGTCCTACCGTTCACGAGCGCCTCTGGGATGACGACGGGAGGCATGTACGCCAGCCACATCCCCTTGCCGTTCCAGCCTTCGCGAGCGACCTTGCAGCCGTTCTTGAGAGCTTCGATCGCCTGTCCGAAGTTGAGGTTCGTGGTGTTCATGTCACATCCCCTGCGTCATGGGCTTGCGCATCTGCCCGGCCTTCTTGCCCGCCTCGCGAGCGAGGTTGGGGTCCCTGGAGAACCCTCGCTTCTCGGCCGGGACGGACTTACCGCCCTTGGACGAGATTTCGCGCCTCCGCTCCGGAGTCATCGCGGCGAACCCGCGCAGTACCTTGCCCGTCGTCTGTGTGCCGTCTGAACCATGTCGCTTCTCCATGATGTAGCCCAGCGCTCGTGCGTATCCCATGGTCAGTCCCACCGATCCAGCAGAATGGTGCGCACCTGCCCATGGCTGTCGGTCACACGGAACTTGGCGAGCCAATTGTCACCGCTCATCTCCGTGCGCTGGAGAATAATTCCATTCGCCTCCGCCTCGTTGATTCCCTCGGGCTTGGCGCGTCCCGAGTATGCCTCGATCACGGCGCGAACGCCGTGGAACTCGCTCTTGAGCGTCTCCGGGAACAGCGCGAGCCCCTCCACTCCCTTGTCGATCGCGCCCTGGAGCGAGAAGATGATGCCCTGACCCTGATTGAGGAAACGGGGCTCAGCGGCCCACATATTGGGCTGGAGCGAGATGGCCGTCACCGGCACCCAGGAGTAGGGCTTGAGCCCCCAGCGATCAGCCGACGAACCCTTGCGGAGGGTGCGGAGGGGCGTCTGGTACAGATACCACGACACCGGGTTGCGGTCGTCCTCTCGGTCCCACTGAAGGATGGCCGGGGCGTTCATGTCAGCCGCCGTGAGGATGCCGCAGAATGACCCCGTGGCAGGCACGTAGAACTCGATCGACTGCGCCGCGCCCGGGGTCGACAGCACCGTCTCGAAGAACTTGCGCCACGTCATCGTCTGATCGGGCGCTGCGATCGTGGGAGCGGTCTGCCTCTGCGGCAGGAGATGGCCGAACAGCGTCCCCGGCGTGGGCTGGCTTTCGGTGACGCGCGGGCGCCACAACGGGCGCATGTCGGAGAGCTTGGCGAACCGGCGTCGGAGGGACGCAGCGTACGGCTCGAACGCCTTCTCAGCCTGGGCGATGGTGCCGGCCGAGGGAGGCGCGGTCGGGCGCTGGTACTTGAGCGGATTCATCTTCTCGTCGAAGCGCGCCTTGATGGTTTCGACGGCGAGACCGTTGGTAACGTCCTCCAGCAGCGTGCCGATCATGCCGCCGCGGATGTGGCAGAACCCGACAGGCGCACCCGCCACCGCATGCCAGATGAGGTTGTCCCTATTGCGACCCTTCGCCTTGATCTCGTAGAGCGAAAGGAACCATTTCGCGATCTCGACGCACTTCTCGGCGCGGAACAGCGTCCCGCTGGTGAGGAGATGGAGCGCGGTGCGCGCATCCTGTTCCGTGTGCTCGCTGAGAGCTCGCTGGAGCATCCCGTACTCCTCGCGCTTCACCGCCATGTCCTGTTCCGCGGTCTGGCGGAGGGACTGGCGCATGAACTTCAGATCGGGCGTGGCGTGGATATGCGTCCACGTGAGGCCCTTGTACGGGCCGCCCTCGGGCGTGTTGCGGGGCGTGCCCCACGTGCGCTCGTCGCTGTAGAACGGGCTCACGATGCGAGCGCCGGTGACGAGGCGGTGGAGGGCGCGGACACTGGCCTGGAAGCGCAGCGGGACGCTTTCCGCCTGCGGCCACATGACGGGGATGGTCTGGCCGTGGCTGCCGACCGCGACGAGGCCGCCGTAGCGCTCGACGAACGCCTTGCAGTTGCGGCAGTTGTAGTGCTGCCGGGACTCGGCGGGGAGGTTGTTGATGAACGCCTCCCAGAGCCCTTCCGCGTTCGTCTGGAACAGATGCGTGGCGTTGTTCATCACGTCGCGAATGTGAAGTTCCTGGATAGCCCTGAACTCGGTGTATCCGTCGTTTCTGTTGGTGACGGGGCTCGTGCTCATGGTTTGCATTCTTTTTCTCCTAGGGGATTTGCGCCCGCTTGTGGGTTTGATTAAATCCTGCCGGTCGCGCTGTCAACCGGCTAATGGGTTACAATCACCGCTTCCTTGATGGCGTCGAGCCACTGGGAAAGCATCTCGGCGTGCATCTCGTGGACCTTGATTTCGATGCTCATCTCGTCGGGGATGACGAACCGAAACCAGCAGTGCGGCTGCTCGGCGGTGGGCATCTGGATCTGGATGATCATGGCCGGGTGAATCCACGTGCCCAGGTGACCCTTCCACTCGGGCTCCGTGCCAAGCATCTCCTGGAGTACATCCAGAAGGTGGTCAGGATCGGTGATGTCCTCTTCGGGACCTTGATCGTGAATGATTGCGTTCTCGGTCATTGCCTAGTGACTCCCGTTCACGTCTTCGAGGATGTTGATGGCTCGTTCGATGCGCTTGTCCGTGGACTGCACGACCCTTTCCAGGACTTTGACCTTCTGCTTCTCCTCGCGGAGGTCCGCCTGGGCCTTCTCCAGGTCCCTTTGCAGATAACGGACTTTCGACTCCGCTTCCCGCAGCGCACGAGCGAGTTCGGAAGGGGGGCGCTTGGCGCGCTTCCGTCGCGGGGCGTCGGAGGTGTAGATCAGAGCAGCGACTTCTTCTCCGGTGGTCTGGTTCTCGAACTCGCTCACGATCCGTCCTCCTTCAGAAGCGCTTTCTTGAAAGCGTCGCTCACGGGGACGGAATCCACCACCGTCTGACCGCGCCGAACGGCACCTCTCTTTCCGATGAAGTATTTCACCTTCGTCGTGGGGTTCAGGAGAACCACGTACTTCGTCGAGCGCGACTGCATCTTCACGCAGCCTCTTCTCTCCAGTGCCGAGATGAACCGTTCCCGAAGCGTTTTCATCACAGCACCCAGAAGATGGAGAACGTGAACTTCGCGCCGTTCACCTCGTCGTCGGTGTACTCATGGCGGTTCTCCAACCGGGGGAGACCCGTCACGCCCATCACCATGATGGAGTCCCCGCTCTTGAGCACGATGCTGGGAGCACGCTCGGGGATGGGCACGTCGATGTTGTAGCGCTTGGTCATCACCGCGATGGTGGCCTTGTGACTGGGATTGAGGCAGGACTGCACCTGCTCCATCTTGAGCAGATCCTTGGCCCACTGCGCATCGCCGGACCTTCTCTCGATCATGCAGTTGTCCGGAAACATGCTGGGAGCGATACCGAATCCGAAGTACATCATTTCGCTTTCTCCTCGCTCCGTCGTGGAGCGTGAGCAAGGAGTAATCTAGGAAACGTCTACGGTCAAGCGCCTGGATGACTAAAAAATTCGCTCCGAAGTTTTAAGCCGTCATCGGCCCCTCATCCTCGGGTCCCTGATCGCTGTCTGATCCTGGGAACCATGCCTTGAGGTCTTCCAAGAGAACCGACGTGATGAGCATACCCGGCTTCTGATCCAGAAGAACGCCGAAAACCGGCGACTTGCCTGCCGTCACGCGACTGAACACGGGGACCTTGCGTACATTACAAGGAAGGCGTCCGTCCGCTGCGAGCTTCAGGACCACCTCCGTTTCGTTCTTGCTCTCCGCGTTCGCGATGAGCGCCTTCAAGGTCTCGATAGCTTGCGGGCTGGCAACGGGCATAACTCTCTCCCGGGCAAATGACCTATCTAACGATGTAGCACCCGGACGGATGCCGGGACAACCCCTGCGTGCGTTGCAGAACGTATCAAACGAGCAGAGTACGCCCGACACGATCTCGCTCGAACGTATCAAAAGACGAGGGTCGCTCGTTTTTTCTCCTCGAAATGCAACGCTCCTCCGGCTCGCTTTTCCGACAGAAAGTGAGGGTGCGCCGACCTCGAATCTCGGTTTAATAGGGATTAACGAGGCGCGTCCGGGAAAGTGGATCCTCGTTCTTTGATACGTTCTAGGCGAGGGGAATTCTTTCTAGCCATTCTTGGAATGTATCAAGAATGTATCAGGGTGGGTGGGCTCATCTCGGCCAACGGCGCGGGCTAGCGTTTTTCGCTTGGGGTCGCTCTTTTGATACGTATCAAGAACGTATCAACAATGTATCAAGAACGTATCACGATGACAGCGGCCATCCATGCGGTCGCGAGAGGTGTCTGGGTTTTCTCGGAGGTTCGTCCTGATACATTCTTAATCCCTTCCGGTGATACATTCCGAGGGGTCTCGCGACCGCACGGATGGCCGCTGTCACGGTGAATGGCCGCCGAGATAATGTCTCAAGAATGTATCAGAGAAATCGAGATATCGTATCAAGAAAGACAACCCAAGCCCGGTCTCCTCCAGTCGGCCTGCGGAGCCGTTCTCCGGTGGGTCTAGGCTCGTCTATTTCTGGCGTCGGAGGAGAAATGGGTTTTGTGGATTGGAGGACAAACTGAACTCGCCGAAAAACCCGGTTTGGCCCTCTCATCCAGGTGCGTAGCGGCTCTGCGGTTATTTCTGGTAATTGCTCTCAGATTGTATCACCAAAAAACTTTCTGCTGAACTAGAGAAGGGAGCCAGAGTAAGAATAGGGTCGGAATGGGGTGTCGTGTTTTGATACGATCTGCTACTTCGATACGTTCCTGATACGATCCGTCCGTTTGATACATTATTCCGGGAATGACGCTGTACCCCTCCCGGGAGCGGCGACTCGCCTCCGAGAGGTCGTCGTCGAGCAAATAATGTATCACGCGCCCGACCGCATGGATGGCCGCTGAAGTGCTCGTCGACCCGCCCAGGGAATGTATCAGAGAATGGATAAGAAGGTATCAAGGCCCTCAAACCCCTATTCGGGAAAGTGGCGCCACTGGCCGAGGAGAACGAGGTCGATAGCGTTCTGGCGGTGATACATTGTTGATACATTGTTGATACGTATCAAAAGACGAGGGTCGACCGAACCCGAGATGGACCGCATTCTAGGCGGCCCTCCGTGATACGTATCAAAGTAGCGGAAGGTATCAAGAACGTATCAAGAACGTATCAGAATGGTGGGCTAGATCGTATCAAAACAGGCAATGTCGCCTGAAAATCAAGCTAGCCGGCACCAGCGCTCGTTGCAGTCGGTATTGTATTAAACCGATTCGATCCGGCTGTCCGTTCTGGTTTTCTTTCGAGCAGCCCTTTCTAATTATCGCGCGCCCTTGCTGGAGGCGGAGGAGAGGACTGTTCGGGTTTTCTGGCTATAGAGGTGCCGATCGTGTCGCAGGCTTGGTGTAGGCGGAGGAGAGGTCGATAAAACCCGAACTGCTGATCGGCCTTGCGCGGGCTGCTGCTCCTCGCCTACATGGAAGGAGTGCCGAGCGTTTGCTCGGTCGTGGAGGTAGGCCATGAATCAGCCCGCGAAGACGGACAAAATCCCAGGCTCGTTGCATAAGGTTTCCCAGATTGGCGCCATTTCCATTGGCCTGATTAAGAGACCTAATACCTTCGACCTTGGCGAAGGTATCTGGGTTGCCTGGGATACTCGGCAGATCCTCGCGAAAGTAGCCCCTCCGGAGCACGAGGAACAGGCGCTTGGAGTCAGCGTGCTGAAGGCAGCCAAGATTCCGCGCTTCTCCGTGCCGAACGGCGGACTGAAGGATCTGGAAGCTGCCACAAAGCAGAAGCGCGAAGGCATGGAGCCGGGCATTCCGGATCTCGTCCTGGTGCGCGCTCCTCCGGTGGCATGCGAATTCAAGAAGGCGAATGGCGATTTCAGCGATGTCGCAGATCGTCAGTGGAAATGGTTGTGGACGATGGTGGAGAACGGCTGGGTTGCCGGAATCTGCTTCGGCTACAAGGCGATGCTGGGATTCCTGCATTACCGGGGTGAGGCCGTCCCGACCCGAAATCTGGGACTTTGAAAAATCAATGCCCTGTAATAGGGCGAGGAGCGAGTATGCCAAGAGATGCGGAAGAGATCGGGCCAGACGAGCGGAAGGTACAGCGCGTTCTTCGGATCGTGAAGGGCTGGAAGGAAGGGCCAAATCCGATGTCGGATGAGGACTTTGACGCGACTGTCACGGCGCTGCGTGAAGACCTGGAGCGCGTGGAGCATGGAGAAGAACCATGGGAGTAGACAATCAGAACTTACTCAAGTGCTGGAGCAAGTCGTGAGTCTATTTGGTATTGCAGGGAAAGCCAGTCGGCTACCCTGGTCGGAGACGGTGAAAGAGGATGGGTCGAAGGAGACCGTCTCGTGGCGGGAGCTTTCGGCCCACGTCTTTAGCTCGTTCGAGGCGACGCACGGGAACGTGGTCGGAGCCTTGCGCTCGTTGCTGGGGCAGGGTGCCGTGCGGCCGGGCCAGGACTTGCGTCCGCTGGGTATTCCGGGCCTGGAGGAAGCCCTCCGGGGTCTTGGGGTGAGCGACACGCAGGCGGCGCTGGTCCTCGTTCTATGGGCCTGGGATGCTGCACGCCTTCGGATGCTCGACGCCATAGACCGAGGAGATGCGCGCTCCCTGAATCAGCACCTCGAAACCTTCCTTTTTGGTCCGGAAGCCGATGGTCTAGGTCCAGTTGAAGAGTAAGCGGAACTTACATCGGTAAATCTTACCGAATGGTCGTTCGGTAATTTTTACTGATAGGTCGAGCGCTCGGTCGATAACCGGAACTGCTGGGAGCGAGTACAACAGAGTCGTTGTACACGGATGAACTCGGCTCGGGTGAGGTCTCGGGCGCTTGTCTGGAACGGGTCTGGTGCGGAATGTATCAAAAGTGAATGAGGTAGCTGTACTCATTTTCGGGACGACCCATAAGCGAAACGTATAGATTGAGGGCTCGATCTATAAGCAGAACGCATGGATGGCGGAATGTATCAAAAATTCCCTGGAGTTACGGTACTTTAAAAAAACGTTGTAGGCGCCAACCGAGCGCTCGGTTCATGGTAGGGTTTTCCCCGATAGAGCGAGCGCTCGTGTGTCAAGTTACTTTACACCGAATGAACGTCGGTCGTCTAGGGTGTAGTCTCAATTTGAAACAGAGCGAGCGCTCGGATCTGTAACCGCTCCCGAACCTATGGGCTGGAACTAGGCGAAACTAAAGGGCTTTCCGCCCCGTCTCAAAACGAGCGTTACGAATTCTCATTCTGCTACGCTCAGAGCGCCATCGAACGCATGCTCGGCAACGTGCGAAAGCGTTTGCGCGCATTCGTTACGCACCGATGCGAACGCGCTTACGCACTAGACCGAACGCATGCTCGGATCACGCGCACGCAAGGCGCGCTCAGGGGCGCTCGCCCGCGCATCGCTCAGGATGCCCCGATTCCGCACGCTAGCAGGGGCGCACGATCCGGGGTATGCCTGGATAGCCTCGGGGCGCTCGCGCGAGCCTACGCACGAAAGACGCATGGATCCGAGCCTAGAAACGACGAAAGCCCCGAACCTATCACTAGTCCGGGGCTTATCGCTCGCTTTGAAGCTATGTTCTAATCGTCGCCTGCGTGCGCATCCTGATACGCCGCTTCCGAGGTGTCGAAAGGTCCACACGCTTCGCCATCCGGGAGACAGCCGGGGAAACATGCCCACCAATACCAACCGCAAGGCAAGCGCTTACCATCCTCCGTGCGCAGATCCACAAGCGTTTTGCGCCCGTGGTAGAAGACTTGAAACGACCCGTAAGGCTCATCTTCCGTGCCGAACCTGTGATAACCCTCGCGCTTGGACGCATTGAGCTTAGGAGCCATTAGAACACCTCCCTTTCCGC